GACCACACCTACGTGTCCGCACCCGTCATTCCCGTTCCAAAGGCTCCCGCTCTTCCAGACAATAACGGCGCCAAGCTTCGGCGAGCTTCCTGTTTTAAGTCCGTTTGTCTTAGCAACTGACAACCAATCTTCAGCGTTGCAGGTTGGCAGCTTTGTGTTACTTGTCGCTTTACCGATCTCAAGACTGCGTCCGAAGGCATATCCAACGCAGTTAGGGAGGCATGACTTACCTTGAATAAGAATGCAGCGATTGTAACCCCCGTACCCTTGCTTAAGGTAGTACGGGTTGGTATATGAAGGAGCACTCAGGCGGGGAGTATAACCAGTTGCTCCAATACCATCTAGTTTGACGTCTTCGTCTGTTTCAGGAATAATGACCTCAATGCCAGCTTCCTGAAGTGACTTTTCGAAATCGTCGAATGTAATAGTCTGAATATCATTTTCAGGCATATCGAATTTCCTCAAGAACTTCTTTTAGTTCTTCATCTGTTAGTGGGCGTTTCATATTAAAGTATTGGGCTGTCTCCTCCTGGTTCTGGAAGTTCAGGTTCACTGGCGAGTTCACCACGGATAATAGCTGCAATTCTTTTCAGCTGATTCGGATAATCGCCCTGAGAAAGAGCGTCCTCCGGATTAACTTCCAAATATGAAGCAACGGCAATGATGAGCCTGTCCATTGGCGAATATCCAGGATATGTACCAACATTGGTAATCATCGCACTAACCACTTCTTCTTCGGTTTTGTTCTGTTTTTCCCATAATGCCTTAATAATATCTTCAATATCATTCTTAGCAGTTTCTTTATATTCGTGTACAACGTTCATATCAGGAAGACCTGTTGAGGATCCGCTTTCGCTTTCGTAATAAATAGACACTGTATAAGTGCCCGGAGTTATTTCGGTGTCTTCCGATTCCGGGTATACTAAATAAATATTTGATTCTGTACTTAAAGCTTGAATAGTCCATCCATTTACAACAACCGAGAACGTCTCATCGGCCTCTGCAGTAATAGGTCCAACGGCGTCATTTATAGACATAAACAATGATTTATCTTTATTTGCGATCATATCATTGTAAGTTGTATTTGTATAATCATCAAATCTGATAGAGTATTCGCCACGCCCAGCATCGCTAACTACAGCATTACCAGGTTCTAAAATATAAGTTTTAGCCATTCTTAAACTCCCTAAGCTTGAATATGCTTATTTTTTAATTCTTCGAACAGACGGTCGCCTGTATGGTTTCCGCCGAGTTCGTTATACACTCTGTGTGTTTCTTCAATATCCGTCCACTCATCCTGAGGGATGGATTCTTGATACTCGTAAGTTGAGTAGTATTCTCTCAACTGCTTTCTTAAAAGGATTGCGATGCCTTTTTCAGTAGCTTCGACCCTCGCGTCCTTTTTTGTCGCTTCTTGCTTTCCCTTGGTGATAAGTCCTCTAATCCATCCAACAAGGATTCCGATTACAATACCGACAATTGTGTTGTAAATCGGCATAATATACTGTTCAGGCATCGTTTACCTTCTTTCTTTTATTTTTCGTCGTCCTTGTCCTTATCATTCTCATCATCTGGCAGATGAATATGGCATGAATTTGCCAAAGACTTCATCTCATGACGTTCATTGACACGAACTTCCGGGAACTCGTCCGCTTTGTAGAAATATGTTCTCATGTTGACTTATTCCACCCAATCAGGATCGGGAATGCATTTGTTCTCAAACTTCTTGTATGCATCGAGATACCATTCGTGCTTATCACCATTGAATGTCATCTCATAATACATTCCGTCATGGAGTGATGTGGAAATCAGAAACTTCCAGTTCTGAAGTGTTTTACATTTCCACACAGTAAATAAGTCAAATGTGACAGCACCGTCCGACTTGTCGAGATGGGCATAGACATACTGCTCAACAAGCAAAAGCGCTTTTCTTTCCATTCCTTCCATTTTTTTATCTCCTTCTCCAAGACTCAATGGACCGTAAAGGACTCAAACCTTTGACATAACGCTTATGAGGCGTCAATTCTAACCAGCTGAACTAACGGTCCGTGTGAGTCTGATAAATTAAAAAATAACAACAGCAACACAGGCACAGAGGTTGATCAAGTCTCTGTGTTTATCCTGCGTCAGTTGCCCATAACTGCTACTAAGAGCGTTGACGGTTCCGTTACAAACACCTCTCAAAATCTACGGCCTATTGACGCATTGCGCCCTTTTGTTCGTGCCCAATCAGAGATCAATCCAATTGTCACTACAGAGGAGTTCAAAAAGTTTTTTCAAAAATCCCACCCGGGGAAAATTTGAGATTTCATTATTCGATGAATTGCCATCCTGCAGGATATGCCGAAGGACTCCATACATTATTGTCAATGAGTGATTCGTAAATATGATAGTCAAACCGGACTCTATCGCCCCTCATGTAAGGATTTGTTGCTCCAGGCTGTTCCCAATCTGGAATATCAATCTGCTGTCCTTCATCGTCCTTCTGAATCAACACCTTTGCAAATAAGGCTGGCGTAATATCAGGCGTCCAAGTCTCAAGGGATGTGTGCGCCTGTAATACCTTGTACAAAGTTCCTTCGTAATATACCCGGTCGCCTACTTCGTAAGAAACACCGTAAGTCCATTTTGGAAATAACATCTCCGCACCATCAAGGGCTTCTTCGTCCGTAAGCTTAGAGGCAAATTCTTCAAGCATCGCTCTCAGCTTTTTAGCCTGTGCGTAATTCATAAATTGCCTCCCATTAATACCGATACAATCTGATCGTTCGTCAACTCTGTGTCGTCTGAAATATGTGCCATATCGTCATGAACGATATAATCTCCCTCGGTATACGTACGATTTTTATCAGCTGGATCTATGGCTTCCTCGTATGAAATATTATCACGAACAACGTAGCGTCCTTCGTCAGAATAAGTACGAATGAATGCACGTCCGTTGATTGTTAAATTTTCTGTTTTAATCATTTTTAGCTCTCCAAACCGATATCATAGTCATATTCCGGATCTTCGTAAATCGATCCTTCAAGTGCATGGAAACGAGCAGTTTTGTAATCATTCACCAGCACCGACCAGTTTGTTGCACTCTTATATTCTTCGACTAACGCCGATGGAACATAAACGTCAACACCAGAACCGCCTGACTTAAAATTTGAAATTGTTACAAACTTACCCGTTGTACTTGACAAAGGAACAAGAGTAGGTGTTCTAAGTATCAACGTATTGTATGCCGCAGCTGTCATACCTAACTCAGAGCCACCTAACGAATATGTAGGCGCAATATCTATTAATTTTAAAGCCGCAATATTCATTCCTAAATTGCCGCCAGATATAGTTTTAGCATTAGGAAGACGTAATACTTTCGTTTTACTGCTTAATGGTAACAGTCCAAAGGTGTCAGTACCTATATCTTTAATTGACGGTAAATATACCATCTTGACGTTTGTCATACTAGCAAAAGCACTTCTACCAATCGTAGTTAAATTCCCGAACATTTCTTTAATAATTCTTGTAAAGCCTGTACAACTTGAGAACGCACTATTATTTATGCTAGTAACTTTTGGCATTCTAAACGCATTTTCATTTAAATTTTTACAACTTTGAAAAGCGCCCATGCCGATAGAAGTTACATTCGGCAAATCGTTTTCTGCAATTTCAGAAATCCCGCTGTTCATAAAGGCATATTGTCCAATACTCGTAGCATTTGGCAATGTTACTTTTGTTAATTTTGTGCAATCCCTGAATAAGTTTTGACCAACAGTAGTAAATGTATCATCAACAAATTCACCAGCATATTCGTTATTGATGATTTCAGCCATAACTTCAAGATCGCCACGAAAATCTACAGTATTCATTCTTCATCACCCCATCCATCTGGGCTCTCTGATAACGGAAATATACGGTCTGGACTAAATGCCCAGTTTGTGGCGCTCTTATACTCTTCGACCAAATCATCCGGTACATAAAAGCTTTCGTTACCACTATTAGAGTTGTCGCCAATATACAATTTATAGGTTAATGGGATAACTTCTGTATCTCCGTTTTTACCAAAACCGAATCGCTTCTTACCGCTTCGATTTGTCATAATCGGACCTGCAATACTTTGTGTCATATCTGGGAAGTACCATTTTGGAAATTTGCTTTCGTTCGGTACTAATTTAGGAATTGACGGTGTATTTGCAGTGAAACCCTTTATACCCTTGAATATAATATTCCTCGTTCCTAATTCGGTTGCATCCTGATTGTTATAATCTGTTAGGTAGTTATTCTGAAGAGTTGTGTAAGTAACGTTTAAATATGGATAACGATATCGCAAGTTAGCTAACTGCCATTTACGAATTCTATCAAAATGAATAGATCCGCTTAACTGAGCGAATTCGGTCGTTCTTCCATTCTCGTCGATTCCTCTCAAGGTTTTGAGAAGATCCATAATTTCATCGGCGTTACCAATAGACCAATCAATTCCAATTAATCTTGCACGACCATTCAGCTGCATTCCTTTTGCCAAAGCATAACTATCAAATGCATCGGAAACATTTTCCAGAACAAGCGTTGAAATATTGCTTGTATCAGCAATAGTAATATCATCAAGCAACGGCTGGTTTTGAACAATTAAACTTGTAATTGTTCCAGGAAGGTGCAAATGTTTCAGCGCCCCACCATTTGGAAGCGAAACACCCTTGATAGATGTTCCCTCAAAATATGCTTCTTCGAGATTTGTACATCCGCTTAAGTTCACAGTCTCTGTCAAATTCGGACAATTACGAACATCTATTGACTTCAATAATATATTGTTGCCAAGTGCCAATGCCGGATTTTGATGTGCTCCAAGATTAAGGTTAGAATAATTTGGATCACCGTCTCCGATTTTCAAATTTACAAGTTTTGTTGCTCTGGCAAAGTTTGCAAAACCAATTTTAAAACCAGAAAGATCACCAACATCCGACACCTGATCAGCAGAATAAATATACACAGCAGTATCATTAAGATTAAAGTTTGCAGGTCGAGGCAATGTAACTTGCTGATTTCTGCTCGCTCTTTGCTGTATAAGTTCGTTGTTTTCTCCGTACATGCAAGATGCATAAATGGAAGCGTACGGAGTAACTTTGACATCAGCGTTTGCGTACGCTCTAAATATAATTACTTCTGTAAGCGCATCACCAGCATTATACTTTGAATCTAAATATCTAAACCGATTCCAAAGCCACCACTTGCGCTGTTCAGCTTTTGATCCTTGAGCCATCGATAAATATGTTGCATCCCCATCTTCGATCAAAGGATCAATATATTTGAATTGAGCGTCTTCGTTGAAAATGGCTTCGCTCCATTTGGCCTGATGATCTTCAAACATCTTCTCGATTTTTTCATATGACAATGCGCCTGATGAACGAAGCTCTTTATACATCGCCTTAATTTCATCACCATATGCCGCACGGACATTCTGCCATAGAATTGAATCTTGACCGTTATAAATATCAGCTCCGCCATCCGTATGGTCAATATCTTCAAGATCATACGAGAAAGCTAATGCGCCTTCGTTATTAATACCGATCGCAGTATCCATATCATATGGCAGCCATACAGTTTTCTTAGCCATTAAATATCACCTCCGATGAATGACGGGAAAGCGTTCTTTGCCCTTGAGTCAACCATCAAGAATAACTCCGTGAATAAGTAATAAAAAAGCACAGAATCGACTTCCATATGTTGCGCCAACTCCTGCTTAAACTTTGTCGGATTTCCTTTTGTAGATTTGATCCAAGCCGCCATTGCTGAAAGTTGAGTTACATCCGTATACGCCGGATCAGTGTCAGGATATCTTGCTTCGAAATCTTTTTGCCATGCGGTGCCTGTATAATCGTCATTTTCCCAAATAACGTAATCACTGTTATTATTCAGGATTTCCCATGATTCATCACCATCTGTAAATCCAAACACTTCTTCAGTGCCTTTATCATTGTTGAAATTATACTTTCCAAGGAATACCGTCTTTGAGCCGTTGTCCCAGAATATAACCATAGGGAAACCGTCAATGCCCTGCCGTACACGACTATCTCTTTGCTGAGCTGGCGTTCTATACGGGCATGCTTGCTCATATAGTCTGACAAGTTCAACGTTGTTAGCGCCTTCTGATGATGCTACGTCTGCCTTGAAAGTAAATGTATTTGTTGGAATTGAATCGGATCGCATTGCGTAATCGTCAGCATGCTCGCCATTTATTTCAAATCCGTTTTTAAATTTCACCTTATAATTCTTTCTTGGATAGAACTGTGATGAAGTACCCTGTACATCAATTTGAGCTTTTGTAAACGTAAAGGATCTCGTTGAGTCGAGTGGATCTACAAATGATCCGTTTATTGTCTTTTTATCGCCTTTTGACTGAGGTAATTCTGGGCCTTCAAGGATCATATATGGCAGATCCTTTGGCAACTTCGCAACCACAATTCTGGAAGCGTCGTAAACATCATTTCTCTCGTACCGTTCCAACATCAAATCAACGTTCTGAGTATCTGCAATCCAGTTTTTCAGCATTTGCTGTCTTGTAAGATCGTTGTGGTATACGCGAATGTTGTAAATATCAATTACAGCGGAGTTCGAGCCTATCGTAATGTCTACTGGAGACTGTTGCCAGAAGTTGTCTTTTTCAGGATACTGAATAATTCGTGAAATAATTCCGTTGATAAAGCAATAAATAAATCTGTGCTTTTCTTCTTTTTCGATAACAAACGATACACGTACATGCTCGTTTTCCTTATATTGCGCGGAGATTTCAGATTGTTCAGACTTTAATATAACTCGCTGAGGAGTAACAGCCATGCCTCGATTATTCTGCATACAAGAAATAATCTCAGTATCATAGTCTCGAACAGCTCTGGTTGCAAACTCAAATTCGATGGTTTTTCCAGTCGAAGTAAAGTTTTCTCCGAAAATCTTGTATGGAATTGTCAAGCGCGCATCACCAGTGATTCTCAATACGGTATTTCCATCATCGTCGGAAAGCCATCCATCTGAAACAAAATTGAAATTTGTGAATTCAACTGAAATATCTTCATAGACCCATTCGGCCGGATCAAATTCATTATTGCTTCTTCCTTTAGATGTTAAATACAAATCCAAATCATTGGTTACTGGCTGAATATCCGCAGATGATGCGGAAACAACTAGATTGAAATTTTTAGTAGTCGTTCTGGAAGAAATAGAAAGAGTGAAATTCCCTTGCGTGTCGCATCTATAAGACCATACCTGCTTTGTACGGTCGACATTCTGTGTTGAGATTATTGTCCCATTAACTTCAAGCTGAATATCAGTCGTTAACGATTCAGGATCATATGCCGTATATGGAATCTGAATTGTCTCATATTGTTTCGCAGAAATATCGCTTAATACCGATGCGATGATTACATCAGTGTTGCCGCTTTGAGCAAATATGAAAGCATACTTAAGATGATTAGATTCAACAAGCTCGCCTGAAATATCCGTTTCGAAATAGCATTCCAAAGTATGCTCACCATGGCTTTGAGCTGGAATCATGAAAGTCTGTTGCACGTCGCTGGTTGTAATAGTGTCTACGCCAACCGTTGCGCCATCGACTTTGAAATATACGGTTTTGACTCCATCTCCGCTAGCGACATATTCAAAATTAAATGACGATGTGTAAACAATCGTGTCTATAAACGAAGATCGTATTACCAACTGAATAACATTGACAGTAAGCGCTAAATTTTTAGTGTTACCATAAATATCAGCGATGGATAAACGTATTACATTAGTTCCTGTCGACAGTAAATTGGTTGCATCGATATCATTCGGTCCTTGCTGGATTGTCCTGCTTAATTTAGTTGCTCCATTAACTTTGATTGTTAATGTACCGGCACCAGTAGGAATGTCATTTTCGATTGATGACCAATTGAACGAAATGTTAACACTGTCCCCAAATGAAATTGTTTTGCTGATCCAACCAGAAGTGTTTTGTACAGTTAAGACGGCGTTGTTGCCACCTCCACCGCCACCTCCTCCACCGATACCGGTCAGCGTGAAAATAACGTCCTCACCATTTGTGAAATATGCGACGCCCTCTTCAACGTAACCATTAGATATCAGTGGTAATCGGTTTCCGTAGTACGAATATACACCTTCACCATCATCGTTTTTCGGTGTATCAGACGGTGTTGATTCTTCGTCATCATCTAAAAGATTACCCCATAAATCATATGATGGCATAATAATTCTCCTTATAATCCAAGTGCACTCTTAAGTCTATTGAAATATACCAACGCTTGATCATCAGAAAATCGAACGTGCTCAAACAAGTCGAGCAACGCCTGAGCAGCTTGAGCATTCATTCCTGCAGACTCTTTTACTTCATTGATTGCCTCTACAACACTTGATTTATTAGTTGTCGTAAGATTGCTTAACTGGCCTACGCTTCCGGCAGATGCAACAGGAATCATCGTAACGCCATCACCACTTGTTGTAAGCATTACAACATCGCCACGCGTTTCTGCAGATACTTTTGAGTTTACAGTACCTTGTAACGTATTCAATTTAGTATTGATCCTATCTTCAGTTGCGGCGACAATTGTATTAACCTGAGTTTTTGTATGATAGTTTTCTGTAAGATATTCCTGAGTTGCTAATTTATCGTTGTATGTCTCGGTAACGGTCTGAACTAGCACTCTATACGTTGTGCCTGGTTCTGGATTAACAATTTCTATCTTATTTATTGAACTGGCTCGAAGTTTAAGAGGGAACAAGAATTCTGTTCCGTTTCCTCCAATTTTTCCAAGACGCTCCATGCGCATCGAATAAGAGCGCAAATATACATAACTACTTGAATTATGACTAAGCGTGCTATAGATTGTCATTTCAATTTCTTCGTTTGCCGGAAGAGTTGTCCCAAGATCAATAATATATGGCGAAGATCCAACCGGGTCACTAGGTGTTACATCTACAACCGTCGTCCTTGTTTTGACAGCTATATCATCTCGGAAATCCATCAGTATCTCAAGTTGCTTCTGAACTTCTTCAGCAACATCGTCGATTGGATTGAAACCTGTAATCTTGCATAAAATAAGTCCTTTTGAATCATCAGTACCAGATACGACTCTTCTATAACCGACATCGTGATTGTTGACTACTTCAGCGGACTTATCTGTTCCAGAATCAACAGAACCAAGAATCCATGAATATGTATAATACAGTCGATATTGAAGATTGGTACCGTTATCCCGTCTCTTAATATGCATTTCTCGGATTGTTGCTCGTGATCCATCGCTCTCTAAGAATGGTGATGTAATAACAATCGGCCCGGTCTCGAAATCAGATCCTCTAAACATTCGTATTTCTGGAACTGCCGTTTTTACAGTCTTGAAATACACAAGAACATATGGGTATTTTCCAGGATTTTTACCAGTGTTTAAATCAATATCATTATCGGTGGTTTCACCACCAACAAACATTTCGCCAGACCATAATTCATCTTCGTATGTTGTAGATCCAATCATATTTGCAAGAATCTGATTGATCTGTTGTCTTGCTTTAAGGTCTGCTCCACCTGGCCGATCGTCCGTATAACATGCTTCAATAGCGTCGTGAATTGCCTGACGGACATCTTCGCCATGAATAGCATTAATAATTGTGTTTAAATGATTTGTAATATCAGCCATATGGCCTCCTTAACGTTTCTTGGTTGTGTCCGTAATAGCCGGAAGCACTGCACCAAATGTGTAAATATTATTCTCAGGATGTTGCGGATCAATATCCACGCTCACGCACTGAAAATAACTGTCAATATTGTGCGGTCGTGTTCTGAGTCTTACATTATCGCCAACTCGAATCTTCTCATATTCTGGATAAACTAAATGCAGGTCGATTGCTTTAGCGCTGACCGTCATCGTTAGTTTTGTTCCAAGTAAGAGCTGATACAAAGCCATCGAATTGAGCTGTTGTGTGGCTTCTTCAGCAGTCATGTCATCGCTTGCAACAATATCATCGTACGTAAAAGTTCTGACAATCTTACCATATGTTTTTATCGATTCAGCATCTTCCAAATATACATGTTCTCTGACTTCTGTGTCTTTGTCTTTTCCGCCTTCAACAAGTACAGCAGTGCAAATGTCAGAAGTATCGATCGACATAGAAATATCAGTAAGGTTCTCACCAAAGTCAATAATCTGACTTGAAGTATGACCAAGAGCATTCAGATAGTAGATCTCAGTTGTTCCATCTGCCAAATAATTTAGCTTAATAAATCCGCCGACATTATCCAACAACCAACTAATAGCATCAGAAGTTGAAGAATATGATTCATTAGAAGTTGAAATATTAGCACTAACTGTGCAGTCCTTCTTAACAAGTCTTCGCTTTGGAGTAGATGATGGAACTGCGTTATAATGCTGAGTCAACGCATCTGAGAAGAACGCTTCTGCTGTTGTATATTTACCTTCTTTGTATGGCTCTAAAAGAGTGTCTCCAAGGAATGACAAAGCGCCCTCACAATGAATGCTTTTCATATTGTTGAAATCAATATCTTCTGTCAGAATTCGACCTCTGAAGAGAACCTCAGATCCCTGACGAACCTCAATGGTTGTCTTGAGCCTAAGAAGTTTGTTGTAAAGAACGTTTGTTGGAGGGACTGTAAAATCAAACTGATCGACCTGATTAATCTCAAGCGACAGTTTCATATTCAAAAGATACCGATTCTCGTCATTCATGCTGTAAAGAATCTCATCATCAGCAAACACATAATATTTTGGATCAGTATCATTGATTATCTGAATCCCGTTAAATGGAGTTGGTGTTGGAGTAGAACCACCTCCAGATGAAACTGCCGGAAAACTGATTGAATCTGTAAATGAGAAATATTCCCAACATTTATAACCAGTGATTGTGATTGATCCGCTGTAAGCACCTTCATGGGAAATCGTAATCGATTTTACAGATGACTTATCAATATATGAATTTGAGGTGTTTGATGGTAATGCAAAAGAATCTGTAATATTTTCATCGCCAATTGCTACTGTGTAATCATGACTGTCATCCCAATATGGGTAATAGTCATGAGCACCAACCTGCCATTTAACATTAAGAGTCGTTGACCCTGCTTGTTGATATATCCATCCAACAAGTCTAATAGACCACCAAGTCCCACTGGTTGTACCATTGACAGTTTGCTCGTGAATAACTTGAGGAGCTTTTTCACTAGTAGCTGTTATGGAGATCATAAACTCCCACCTCTAAAGACAAGATCTAGTTTGCCTTTAGCCGTCGAAACGACTTTCAGTTCATTGATACCACCGAGCAATTCAATTCTAGGGTCTTTAATTTTAGTGACTGCACTCTTTTGAGGATTAACATCTACTTGAACAGTATGTCCATTAAGCTCAAATTTCCACTTAGAATTTGTTGTATCGTAAATTCTGATTTCCGGAACAACATGCATCTGGTTATTTGCGATCAGCAGTCTGTTGATGCCCGTATTGACTACAATCTCTTTAGTCTTGTAGATAATATCCGTCTCAAAGTTAAAAGGATCCCAAAGCCAGTCATCTGTAGAAAGGTTTATTCCATACTTATACGGCTTCAGATTGTAGTCGATTGTAATGTTTGACCATGTCCCATCATTATTGCTGGTCCAGCCATTCAGTTCAAACCGACCTTCATAAAAATAAGATGCGTCATCATCTAAGACACATCTAAGTTTCTGTCCATGAAGCCAGTTAGCAAACTGAGAAAATCCAGCTGCCCAGCTTCTTCTGTATCCATTCATTACAATGAACTCGACCGATCCTTCACGATTACTGTATGTTGGATAGCCTGTAAGAACATCGCTGAGATCGATCTGACCGTCTGATCCCGGAATTTCAACATAATTTGTTTTTGGTTTTCCCTGTTGAAAAACGGGACGGGAAGTGGGAACCAAATGCCAATCGTCCCACGTATTAATTGCCCCGTGTTTCTTGTTTGTTTCGTTCCATTCATTTGCGTATGTAAACGTCATTGAATGGTACCATTTAGCAAGATCTGATGACATTAGATCCCCCTTCCTTTATAAACTTTAATTCTTCCTAATGCGTTGTCCATCTGTTTTGCAGTTGCCCCAACAAGAGCTCCTGAATCGAGGACAACCTGAGTATTAGCAAATGAATCGTTAAGATTATTAACGTCGCCTCTGAGCAAACTGAGAGCTGCTACTACGTCAGCGTTGGTTGATTGTGTTTCAAGCTTGTTGATAGCTTCGAGTCTGCTGGCTTCGAATTGGATTCCATTGGATGCCGCTAGAGCAAACGATCTTGTTCCTCCAAGCATTCCATTGAGAGTATTAGCCCCATTTTGAATCTTTGACAAATCTAATACTGGAGTGATCGTTGGATTGACGTCCATTTCGGAATTCAGTATAGTAGACAGGTTTCTCATCGCAGAAGACAATGCATCCGCGCTACTTTCTCCAACAGAATATGCGGCATCTTCGGTTTCGCCCTTAAGACTTAATAATCCGTTAATAAGGCCCTGAGTTGCAAAGTTACCAACTTTGAACATGACCTTAGATGGTGACTTTTCCTCAAGAGCTTTACGGTTACCTCTTACAGCAGCCTTACCAATGGTATAGCCAGCTTGTTCGGCTTCATCTTCTTTATCGAGAATACCATTAGTGAATCCGTTTCCATAATTTTCGCCATTTCCAAATATCATTTTATACAGATCTTCACTATCTGCTCCAGAAACAACGTCTGCTCCCAAAGTAAAACCGGCATTTTCATAGTCTCCTTCGAGATTCATTAAACCATCAATGCCTTCGATACCCATGTCTTTAGTAGTATCTTGGAATAATGGCATCTTTTCCATCAATCCTTCAACAGATGCATCGCCTAAACCGGATGCGGCAGACTTTGCATCTGCTTCAGCTGCTGCCATACCCTTAGCTGCTCCAGACATTCCTCTTTCGGTTATCTTAGCCATTTCTTCTTCGCTAAATGTGTCGTCTATGCTATTCTTAATTCCTTCAATACCATCGGATACCCATCCACCAATGATCGGAATTTGTTCGGCTATAAGCTGAACTCCGGTAAGAACCATATATACAATTGATGACATCAGATTCCCTACAGCCATCATGATTGATTCCGAATTATCTCGTATAGCAAGTGCCATTCCATTGATGAAATTAACAATCATCTGTACTCCTACCATTATAATTAAGGGGAATAACTGAGAAATTGTTAATAAGAATTTAAGCACTATTAGCGTAGCCATCGTGGCAATTTCTGGCAATTTCTGATAAATTCCGATAAGAAGATTAAGAATCATTTCGAATCCTAAAGAAACGAATGTTGGAATTAATCTATAGCATGCTAGTAATATAGCAAGAAGGGTCGTCATTATAGCATTAACAAGCATTGGACCCGCAACTAATAATGACGCTCCAAGAGCCATAATACCTGCGGATAAAGCTGTTAAGCCCATTCCGGCAAGTAATATAGCTGCACTAATTCCAAGCAATGCCAGAGATAGTCCGAGGATGCCCAATGTTAATGGACCTAACACAGCACCTGCCACACCTATTACAACAAATGCGGCAGCAAATCCTAGAAGTACTTTCACGATGCTTGTGTATGGTATTGATGCCATGATTTTGAAGGCTACAGATAAAGCTATCAAAGCAGAAGACATCACAAGAATACTAAGAGCTGCTCCTCCAGTTCCTTTAACAGAAGCAAGGACGGTCGCTACTAACATAAGCGTTAGCAATGCTCCAGCCAATCCACCAACACCTCTGGTAATCTGATCCTCGTCTAATTTACTCATGGACTTGACGGCGGCGTTTATAACATGCAACGATGCTGCCATAATCATCAATGCGGTTGCTGCTTTGAGTATTCCTTTTGATTTCACGGTCTGCGAGAATACGACAAAGCCCATTAACACAGCTGCAATCGCTGAGAGTCCTGTTGCAAGTTCACCACCTTCAGAAGCATCCATAGATCCGAACGCTTTGACTGCCTGAGAAATAATTAATAAAGAACCGGCGATAGCTATAATCGCTAATCCTGTTCTAAGATTAATCTTTCCAGCAAATTTTGAAAATACGCCAAGCTCTAACAAAAGTGCACCGACAGCCATTAAACCATTTACAAGTTTATCTGGGTCGAGAGAACTCAAAGTCATTACAGACTTGGTTAGTACATTTATTGCAACTCCGACCAATACCAAAGATCCGGCGCCTTTGATTATTCTGGACTCGGAATCAGACATCAGTTTGGCAGTTGCTGCTATCATAAGTAATAATGCACCTACGCCAATCAGTCCTTTTGCCAATTCCTTGAAACTTAACTTTGACAAAGCAAAAACAGAAGCGGCTAATATAGCAACTGCACCTGCAACTGCAAATAACGAACCAGCAGTCTTTATAAGATCTGTCGCTCCAGATGCTTTAGAAGTGAACATTCCTAAAACTTTACGGAATATACCACCCTTTTCCGATGCGTATGACGATGATACATTAATGGCACTTAAAGATTCCATCATTTTATTTAACATGAACATTAATGCGCCAATAGCAACTGTAGCACCTGTCAATTTTCCAGTATCGATTGTAGACACTAAAAATAAAGAAGCCGCCAGAATTCCAATTGCCCCGGCAACTTTTATCATGACGTCGCCAATGTTGGCATCATTACCGCCATCGCTTTTAAATATGGAAAGTATTTCGCCTAATGCATCTTTAAGAGTGCCAATGATACCTTTGTCAGGATCGATGGCTGGTAGTAAATTTTTAATTCGATTTGTGAACGCTGTTATTGCAAATATCAGTGCTCCGAAAAGCCCGCCGTTAGCAAGATCTTGGCCTTTTTTAATATCAAAATTTTGCAAGCCAGCTATTAATTTCTCATGAAGAGTATTCCAAACGTTTCCTAATGCATCTAAAATTTGTTTAAATACTGGACCAAGATTTTGGAAAACTTCTCCAAGACGTTCGAACGCTTTCTTGACAAAATTGATAACTCCGGTAATCGGGGACCACTTTTCAGTTACTGTATCAGCGGCTTCCGAAGATTCTTTTGTGAATGGTTTAAATAATCCTTTGGCTTTTTCGAATACTGTGCGAACTTTTTCGAATGCGATCCGAATTTTATCGAGCACCCAAATAATAACTGATCCTGTTTTATCAACATATGGACCAAGTTTCTCAACCATCTTACCGAAATGGTCGCCCTCGATAATAGAATTACGCAATCCCTCAGCCCATTCGCCAAAGGAACCAGTAATATCAAGAATTGAATCTCCAACTGGGAATAACGACTTTACTAATCGAACACCGAGTTGAGCAAACGCCATGAAGCCTTGCTTAACAATATCAAGAATTGCAAAGACTCCTCTTAAAGTTTTTGAAAGATCATCAATGCGCTTTTTTGTGGCTTCAATCTTTGACATCTCACTCTCATCGATAAGACCTTTTTTAAGCGCATCCTCGTAACGATCCGGCAATTTAAATAAATGTTCGAATCTATTTGTTAGATCTCGGACCGATTCTGTTATGTTAAGAAGCTGCTCAGCAGTTGTTGCTGGAAATATCTCTCGGAATGATTCTTTTACCATCGAGATGATGTTCATAACACCATTCCACGCATTCCAGAAAGCTTCAACAAGTTTGGTTCTACCACTAAGATCTTTCCATGCTTCTAAAAGGTTATTTCGTTCTATTGCTCCGCTTGCAAATACATCATAAAGTTCATTTGCTAAATCAGTCCATAACTTTTTGGATTCTTCGTAATTGCCAAATATCATTTCGAACGTTGTCATCCAACCTGTTGATACAGCGTCCTTAACAGAATCGAGAACGTCAGTAAATGTTTTGGCTTCCTGGGCAGATTTAAATGCCTTTAGACCGAATGCATCCACTTTGTCGCCAAGAGCAGCAATAGCTTCCGAAGCAGTGACATCATTCTCTTCGGCATATTCATAAATCTGATCGACAGCAGCACCATAATCGCCAAAGACCTTCATCATTACCTTATCGGTAAACCAAAGATCTTTTGTCAAGTGCTCGGCAAATTGGGATTTACTAAAAGAATCAACCTTTCCGACGCCTTCTACAATCGACTGGTATGTTCCATCAGCATTCTTTTTCAGTGTTCCCAAAGCAACACCAGCATCAAGAGCTTTCTGTCGGAATTCGTCCGTATCCATTGACATGTTCTGGATAGACTTGTAGTCTTCCTTACGCATGACACCAGCGCCCATTGCCTGGGAAAGCTGATACATTGCTCTACTTGCTGTAGAAGCATTCTGACCTGACAATGACGCCCATGTGGCGATACCTTCCATGGCATTTACAGATTCTTCAAGACCTTTGCCAGAAGCTGTAAATTTACCAATACTGGAAACCATGTCTACGAAGTTATACGAGGTTTCATCGGTAAACCAGTTCAATCGTTTTAATTGCTCATCGACAGTTTTCATGTCATAGCCCTGCGCGACAAGGGTTGCTACAGAGGTTGTCTTATCTTCGAATTTCTTCCAACCAGCTGCAATATTATCAACACTTAAACTTTTTACTAATCTTACGCCTGTTCGATATGCAGAATCTGCAATATTGCTAAGAACTCGAAGCCCCATGATTTCAAAGCTGTTGAATGACGCAGTAACAGTTCCTATGGCATTGTTGATACCATCAAGATTGAATCGGCTACTCTGATTTTGAAAATCTGCTAAATCTTTAGAAGTTTTTCTAAAATTTAAAGCATTCTTGAGTTTATCCAACGTATTTAAGCTAGTTTTCGCGCCGCTTTCGAACTGCTGGTTGTCAAATTTCATTTGAACGACTCGTTCATCAATAGCTGTCATGCGCTAGTCACCTCCCTCCATGCTTCGTCTGCCATTTCATTAAAGACTGGCTTAAGTGCAGGATTAATATAGTCAATTCCTTGCACATAACCACCATTTCTAGTTCCATGACCATACTGTAAAATAATTGCAATGTTAGTATTCTTAACAACGTTATGATTGGACCATACAATGGAAGCTGTTCCGTTCTGCCTGTCAATTTTAACTTTGTAATACCAAGACGAAGCGGTAAACCCACTATCGACTGGAGTTCTAGCCGACAAAGCGTTCACACCTTGCGCGCCGTACTTTTCCAAAATTCTTCTGACATCAAAAGCCGACATTTTTCTTAAGAAACGTTCCGTGCGTTTAAATTTTCCCTTCGTCTGGAGTTTAATCATAATAATTATCCTTTTGTTTTGTATTTGGCCCTTCTAGCAGCATTAAGTTCCGAGTTCATTCGTAAAATATCTGTTTTAGACATCTTTTTACTGCTACTCTTTTCTTGAGCAACCTTTATTAAGGTTTGCAATCTATTAAAGTGCCATTTTTGGAACTCCATTGGTATACCTAGTGCAATCATCTGGTAATATATAACTTCACTTGTAATGATCTGATTAGGATTAACAGGAGTTCCGCTTTTGAACGTTGTTGCTGTCATTGGATCTTCGATATATTTCTGAATCTGCATAAGCACAGAATCCGGCAGTGCCAAATATACGTTAGGATCAACATTTTGCGTCAACGTCATAAAACGAATATAATCTAAAACTTGTTCGGAGGTCTTTTCGTTTTTACCATTAAAGAACGGTATGTGCCATTTAGCCTCCCATTTTGAAATTGAAACCAAAGAATGCTCCAGCGTTAATGTTTGTTCTTTGACATAAATAAATTCGTTTAATTCTTCATCATAGAACTCTGAAGCAGGTATAACAACTTTCAGCATTCTTTAGTCCCTCATCACATTTTCGGAACGATTCCGTTTACAAATTTCGCCGCAAATTCGGCGTCATTAATAAACATCATCATTAGCTCACTATAAGCTTCCGTCTGACAGAAAGCCTCCGAAAGTTCTTCCGATTTTCTAAAATGCTTTCCATCGTCAGACTTTTCGCCATAAGCGAGCCGAACAATATCTGTAAACATCCGATAAATCTTAACAGTATCTTTCTCTTTAACAATTCGTTCGATAACTTCTTTAAGACCACCGGGAGTTGAATATTCAAGTTTAATTAATTCGGCACGACTAAGATTAAAGTAAAAGTCTTCTTCTCTTTCTGTGCCATTGTAGTCAGTGTACTTAATTGTTTGTTTAAACATATGATCTCCTTTGCATTAAAAAATAATATTGTCTGTTTAGAATACGAAAAGGGCAGCCAGCCTAACTGAATACTGCCCTATTTTGAAAATCAGCCGCCAACAGGTGCAACGTAACCAAGAGTTGAGAAGACTTCGTCAGGAAGCGGCAGATAAGCGTCTGTTCCAGTTTCTCCGCCAGTTCCATTAGTTCCATAAAGTTTATTTTCGAGTGCTGTCAGAAGAGCTTTCTTTTCCTGAGTAGCAAACTGTGTGGAGTCAATCTCAATGTAAGCTGTCGGCTTGAGACCAGGTGCACTTACAGGAACCGGAGTTGAGGCAAATTCCCAAGAGAATTCGACTGCCGCCGGTGAATCGTTGATTGTTTCGTAAGATCTGGAAGACGGCGAAGCTGTAGAATTGTAGATCAGGTGCAGCTTATAGCCATGATTTTCGAAGTCGGTATCATTGCCGACAACGGTTCTATAACAAAAACCGAAAGCCTTACGAGGCTGCTGATGAACGGCAACACCAGGAACGATGTTTACCGATCCGTCGCATTCGGCCCATTCATCAGGATAAGTGTATGCGCCAATTGTTCCGCCATAGTCTTCAGCTGCTCTCAGACCAAGGTACTTAATATCGTCTGCATACAGTTTTGTTTCGTCTCCTCCAGACGGACTGGATTCAACACTTCTAAGACCATTCCAAGCAACACCTTCGGGGTATGATCCGTTAGCGGCCTGAAGATAAAGGACACCCATTCTGGTGCCAGTTTCGTAAAGATGCTCACCAATAGCATCCCAAACTAATTTAGCCATGAATTCCTCCATTAATAATAAAGGACATAACTCCAATGATTAAGACCGTCGGAAGTGAAATATCGGTCAAAACGACAAAGCTGCATAGCTTCTAAATTTCTTCGTATCACACTATCCGGATTTCGATCTATTATCATTACAGAATATCCATCACGGTTCTTATAAGGGTAATCATCTGCACTTTGCATATGCACATTCTGCAAATGATAAATGATACAGGGATATTCTAACTTTACGGTTTCCGGAGGTTGAAAGTATGCTTTCTTGACACCTGGAATGCCGCTTAAAATATCATGAAGTTCTATCCTGCGGTCCATTGTACACTCCTCCGATTGTTAGAATAATTCGTGGAAATTGAGGCTCTGCGTTACTAATTTTCCACAAAGCCCCTTGCCATTCCACATATCGAAAAGCGTGAAAATGCTGAAGTGCAAATGGATCCGCCACAATGCTGATCTGAACGTTAATTTGGAGATTATCATTAAGACTTTCTCCATTCTGCCAAGATTTAGACAATCTTAAAACGTCCCCGGAATATGTTCGTTCAGTAATCTGCTCTTCCCATACTCCTGGAGACGTCTCTTGGGTCTCTATGTATCCAACTTTACCGTAATACTTCATGCATTTTCACTCCCATTTTGAAAGTTAGTCGTTGATGTGGCTAACGCGAGTGTAGTAATCCTTATTCTGAGTTACAGTTGTGTCGGATGTCAGAACATACTTGCCAGCTGCGTTTACTTCATACCATCCGAGGTTTGCAGGATTCTCAGTTCCAACAGGAGTTACTTCTTCATAAGTTGTCTTGGATGTCTTAACGCCACCATCAACGGAAGTTCCCTGTCTCTGACCATCTGTAAGGACAATTGCAGAATACGGAACCGTCAGTGCACCAGAGCAACGGGTTTCGATCAGGTACTTCTGCTGGTTATAGTCAATGTCGAAGTCCTCGAACATGTTGACTGCGCCACCCTTATCAGCACCAACTGTATAGTCCTTCAGATTGACGATGATACCCATCAGCGGATCAACACCCTGAACTCTGAAGCCTTCCATGACTTCAACAGTAATGATACGGTTTACTCTCAGCTTAGTAGCCAGAGCAGCCTGAGATTCATACAGAGGACGACCCATGTTGTCTTCAAGAAGAAGCATTTCTGTCAGCATATCTTCTGTTGTGAACAGATCAGGATTACCAGAACCCTTATAGTTCTTACGACCCTTGATAGCAGCTCTGATAAATGCCTTAGCCTTTGTTGCATCATCGGCATTAGCCGGAGTGACAACAGAAACCTTGATTGTGAACAGATCTGCGTCGTTAACGATCGGACGGATATGATCCTCTGAGATCTTGTCGTCATCGGAAGTAAGTCTTCCGTCACCGATCAGGATTGCACGAGCGATTTCCTCGTCAAGCATCATACGCATTTCGCCCTTGATCCAAGCAATAACGTCGAAGTCTGTAATATCAATTACATCATCGCGATCGAGCTTCTGTTTCTTATAAATAGTCTGCGGAGAAGTGGATCTCTTAAGCAGTGAGAAGACCTGTTCCTTCTTCAGATGGCCCTTCATATAACCCTTTGCGCGGGCTTCATCTTCAGTAATATTTGCGAAGCGGCTTCTTACACGGCTGAACGGTGTGTGGGAAACGCCATTCATGACAGTGCTTACCCACCCAGTATCTCTCTTGATCCACTGCGGGACGTTGTTAAGATCATGATCTTCCGGGAATAACCATTCAATTCCATCGATACCATAATCTTCTGCATGTTCAAGGACGGCGTCCTTCATAGAACCAAGACGTTTAGCGTCAGCAATGATTGCGGTCATTGCATCATGAGACAGAACAGCCTCTCCGCTCATTTTGTCAGTATCAAATACGTTGTGTTTCACATCTTCCTCCTCGTCTTCATCACCTTCGCCAACTCCAGCATCCTCAAGAGCCTGACCGATCATGAAGTAAACAACATTCTTCTGTTCTTCTGTCATCGAATCGAATACATCTTTTACTGTTTTTTCTTTAGCAGGCATTTTATCTTCTCCTTCTTTGCTATCGGAAGAGTCTTCGTCGTCTTCCTTTTTATCGTCAGAATGCGCTAAAAAAACAGAGTTATCATCGTTATAAATGAATGCCTCTGTTTCGGTATCTTCGTCGGAATGTTCTAATGAAGGCATATCAATACTTGCTCCAGGATTTGCTCCAGCAAGAACTAAACTAACCTCTCTGATAATGCCATGGTAGACATCTCCGCCCTTTTGTTTTAATTTATTTGCATAAATAGAATATGACGTAATATCGCCATTTTCGACAAGTCTTTTAGCCATCTGGCCCATTTCCGAGTCATTACAGAAACTGTATGTATAGACACCGTCGGGTCTAACCTCCAGAACTGAATGCCCTAAAACGTTTGCAGGGCTGTCATGCTGATGCTGCCAAACAAGCGGAACAGTTTTTCCGTCGCAATCATCAAATGCTCCTTCACGGATCGTGCGTCCATCAGAACATTTAAGATTGAATTTGGTAGCCCAGCCACTAAAATCATAGCCTTTTGCTCCCATTTTGAAGTTCCTTTCTCATTCTTCGTATTCTTCCTGTGAATAATCTCCATAGTCGGCGTCGCTGGTTGATGGCGGTGCCTCGGCTTCTGGCGACTGATTAAGATTCTTGTTCCTGAGTTCGTCTGCTCGTTCATCGTTAACAGGTCTAAAGCCAATAATTGCTCTAAACTCGTTAGAAGATAGAATTTCGTTACGTGTAAACTTGTCAGCCATATCAGCAATCTGGTTAACTGGAACAAGTCTAAATGGATCACGAAAGAATTTAATAGACTGATGCTGTTTTCTAGCGGTCTTTGTTAAGAATTTACGATACATTTCATTTGTAATTGCTGAAAGAATAGGCTCTATAGTATTGTTATAGTAATTCAGCATTGCTTGTTCATCGGCAGTTCCATTAACTATCGTATCGGTTAAGCCTAACTGGCCATAAAGCATACTCGTGAGGTACTCGATTTGTTTCATTAAATTGTTGTCGATGGAACGATTTAGCTGAGTTACATGCTCTGTGGCATCTGTGTATGCAATTCCATATTTGGTGCCTGCGAGCTGCATTTCAATATCTTTTCGTCTATCTTCCGCTTGCTTTCGGCGAGCTTCAGTCTTGATTGTATAGGGAAGCTGAATAATCAAATCCAACTTACCAGCACCACTCTGTTCATCAATAGCATCTAATAGATTAAGTTTTCTAATAAGACGCTGAAGAGTCGAGTTCGGCTCATTCATGATTGAATATAAAGGGTTTTCTATAATCGCTACCAACTTTTTTGGAAGAGTAATATCTTCTCTATGGCCAGTCTTCTGATTATATACATTTACGCGAACGTGCTCTGGAAACCACTCAATTATTTTTCCGGTTCGTATAGTTTCGATATCATATCCGCCGGAAATATAAGGATTAATTGTCGTGTCTACCGGAACAACTGCCACTACTCCTTCATCGAACATTGAAATGACAATATCTTGAATCAAAGCTCTTCCTGTCTGATCAATGTTAGCTTCGGTCGTAAGGGCATAGTTTAATTTAGAATCGATTGTCTCTAAATATCTGTCATTCTCATCGAGACGTACATGCTTTATTCCAACAGCTGCAACATCCATTGCTATTCTATTGTAAATAACATTGACGATGGATCGCTCATTACCCCTGGTCAACCTTCGTCTGTCGGGTCTATATGAGTAACTATATCCATAATCATAGCGAGTTGTTGAAGGAGGTTCGCGATTAAAAAAAGCGTTCCAGGCATGCTGGAGACGCTCAGAAAATCTTGGCATTAATTACCTCCTATCTAGATTTCTTACGCCGTTTATTTCGACTTTTTTGTATTTTTCCGTATAAAGTTTTGTCAGCTTTTGAACGGTATCCTTCCGATAAAGATTTGTAATAATCTGCTCTAGCGTGCGCCTTATTTGCTTTTTTAAGTTCGGCCAAAGATTCATTTCTTCTTACTTCGGCAGCTAATTCAGAATGATCTGACCAAGACTTAGCACGACTTTGTTTCATAGCTGCATCCCAGAAATCTCTTGGGCTTAAATTTTCTTTTGCTTTTTCCAAATCTTTATCATAACTAGCGGCTTTTCTAGCTTCTTTCTTAGCCTGTTGTTCGTATTGAATAGCTTTTAAACCCAGATCCGTAGATTTTCTGTTTCTCGAAATTCCTTCTTTACGCCAATCACTCGATAAAGCCTTATTGACAGCTTCTTGTACCTTAAGCGTTTCGTATTTGTTTTGCGACAGTTTATACCCGCCATAAGCAACCAGCATTGTTCCGCCAACGATAGCAGCACCAATAGCAACTTTCTTAGCGGTGGACATCTTTTTCTTCCCAGATCCAGAGCTAGAAGACCCCGATTTTGAAGATCGTCCAGCGGATTCCGAAGAGTACCTTGCTTTACGATGGCCCCATCGCATACCTTTAACACCATAGTGATACAGTTCTGTACGCATAATTAACAACCTCTCATTTTTACTTAATTTTGCTTATTTCATCATTCATGTATGACGTATACTGGTCCATCATCCAGTTATCATATTCTTCTAAAAGGCGCTTGTTTTTGCCAAGATCATAGTCTTCGGAAAGGCCGTGAGTATCATAGAACTTTTTATTTAAACGATCTATGTCGTTATTAAATTTCTCTAACCCACGATCCTCAGCTTCTTCCAGTTTCTTTGCTCTAACAGTTTCTTTATTTCTTGAATAAATATCAATAGCTGGGAAACCACTTTTCAGATCCGTATTATAAGAGATCATCAATTCGCCAGAAGGACTATTGTATACTGCATAATTACCAACAGTGTTTAATGCATCGTTGAACGCGTCAACAACTTGCTTCTCGTATTTAGCATTTGCCACTTCATCGTTTTCAATATCAACATTTTTCCATTCATTATTGATTTTTGGAAGTAAGTAATTGTTTACGACATCGACGGCGGTATTATAGGTCTTTATATACCCTTCATTCATAGTTTGTTGAAGCCATTTTGCATCATTTTTGTTTGTAATTTTAACTGTGGTACGATCGGTTGATGATCCGATTTTATAAAAGCCTCGTTCTTCTGGGGTTTTTCGAATTTTAGCTCCGATAGAATATCTAGCTTTTGTATCTTCGTTCCAAACACCCCACCGCATACCTTTAACTCCATGGTGGTATAATTCAGTGCGTTTCATAAAAGTCATCCTTTCCAAGGAGTATGCCCATAATACGCTCTCAATTTTGTATTCTGATACTCTTTAACAGCCCATAAGCCGACATTAACCGCGGTGCCACCGATTGCTGTTTTTACAGCCATGTCTCTATTGCCAGCTTGCTCGAAATAACTGGATACCGCTGCCACTCCTATTTGAGCATACGAGTGAGCGGCGTTATTCCATGTAATTCGTTTTCCCTTAGCGTAAAGCTCTTTTCCCTGGTCACCAAGTTTGTCCTGCCTTAAATGCTTATATGAGCTCTTCATTTTTCGTTTCTGATCGCGCATACCTTTTTTAGCAGTATTTAATTGTAATTTGGTGGCTTTTCCGGCTTTATAAGCAGCCTTAGTATTCAAATATTCACTACGTTTAGCATCGTATTTGTCACTTTGCTCATAAAATTTCTTTACGCCCTTCTGAGTGTATGTTCCTGGGTAGTTTTCATACTTTTTTCGTACGCCCCAGCGCATACCTTTTACTCCATAATGGTAAAGTTCATTTCGTCTCATATATCCCTCATTCGAAGGCGTCCTTATTTGCTTTGTACGCGACATAAGCGTCCATCATAGCTGCAACATTATCGATTTTTTGGTCATGACGTTTTTTCAAAAGTTTTCGATTTCCATTTGTATCTTCAAGAGTTATACAATTTCCCATTGCAAATTCCATGAGGGATTCATCGAAAATTAAAAGCCGCTCCGCAGCAAGATTTTTCAATTCTCCTAACGGAACGGACTCTGTTTTAGCTCCTTGAATAACTTTTTCGATCCCATATGGGCCGTTTTCCAGTTGCCATCTTTCTACAAATTCTTTTGCATTATATGGATCGAAACCAAAGCATCTTACGTCATAGCCTTTATCGATAATATGCTTATCTAGATCGTCGTATACTTCCATCATGTCAAGCACTGTACCATCAAGAACAATAAGACTACCTTCATTAATAAATTCTTCGTATTTAACTCTCATCGCCAATGGAAGTTTCATTAGCGTTAACGACGTAATATAACTTCTGGTCTTTACACCAAACGATTGACCTCTAAGAGGAAACAAGAATGTAAATGCACAGAAGTCATCGCCTTGAGATAAATCCGCACCCATAGAGCAAGGCATTTGCCAGAATGTTCGTTTTCGATGCGGTATTGTTTCTTCGTATGTGAAGAAATATGTGTATCCTTCCATTGGAAGGCCAAACCTCTTGGCTAAAATATCATTCCTTGTCGCAGGAGCTTTTTCAGCTCTTTCAACATCTAGCTGATAAGTTTCATACGAAACCGTTTTACCAAGATTCGGATTGGCTTTTAGCCATGTTTCTGGATGAGATACCTCTTGAATGTCATCCAGTTTATACCACCAAATAGAAACATGCGGATTAATGTATTCTCCCTTGAGAATATCCATGAGTTCCATCTTTATGGTATCTCCGCTGCCATTTCGAACAGTTCCTTCAGAACTAATGGCAACTATAATATAATCGTCAAGCTTTGACGCACCTTGTTCTATTGCACCGACTACATCCTCTCGAACATCGCCAGATAGCCATTCATCAATAGTAGCAACTTTACATCGCAAACCTTGAAGTTTATCCAGTGACATAGGACGTATCTCGACGATAGAGTCTGTCAAAAAATTTTGAATGCCTTTTTTGGTAGACGCCAATTTAGCTCTATTTGCTTTTGAGCCAGTGGTGTTTTGTAAACTACCTTCCGTCAAAAATTGAAATAGTGGGCCACGAGCTCTAGTTATGGATGTTCTTATAGGCGACACAACCTCTTCAGCCTGTTTCATCGTAGGAGCAGTTGTAACTTGATCGGTTGTGCTGGTATCCACATTCAAGAAATAATTCTGAATACATGAACCATACATGGATTTAGCGGCTCCACGAGCAACAATTAAATACTGCTTATTTACCAGACGTTTTTTTATCATTTTTCGAACGTACTTTCCAGAATCTGGCTCATAAACACTTCTCTCAACAAAGTAATACCAACCAAATATCTGTTCCGCCCAAAGCTTAAAACTATCTAATAAAAATAAGTCGCTTCCATCAGTTAAGGTTAATTCAGTTTCACAGAATCGAACAAAACCTTCAACAGCCTGGTCATCGTAATAAACACCAGGGTTGTCTATTAATTGGTCTATTCGGTTCATCTCCATAGAGATTTCTCTACAAACTGGTATTTCGCCTCTAATTACGGCATTACGAAATTTGCCGTAATATATAGGAACGGCTTTGTTTGATAATGCCATTATTTCTCCTTACTTAGCCTTTGGTTTCAAATGCTTCTGGAAAATATCAACAACTTCATCGACCTTCATAGTATCTGAAGGATGCTTCTTCAGGAATTCTTTTACGTATTGTGATCCGTAAGCCGCTGCCGCTGTTAATGCTACTGCACCGATTAGTTTTCCAGACGAGCTCTTTAAGCTGTTTACAACAACATCCTTTCCAGTATTAATAACGTTCTTTAATATGCCTCTGCTTGTAGATGCTGCTGCTTTAGCTTTATACTGATTCTCCAAATCTATTCTAGAATTAAGATTTCTAAGTTCGTTGTCAGAAAGTTTACTAATATCCGTTTCTGCATAACGTTTTCTCTGAGCTTTATTTATTGACCCGACTCGTTTCTTTATCCTCTTATTCTGCTTATGCCTAGATCGCATAGATGAAATTTTAGAAGATATAGATTTTCGAACGCCCCATTTCATACCTTTAACGCCGTAGTGATAAAGTTCGTTACGATACATTTGAGTCATCCTTTCACAAAAAAAAAATAAAGGGGCCTCTATAAAGAAAGCCCCTCTTTAAACATTAGTCGTTATCGACTCTTACTTTAGAAATCCACCGGTGAATAACGCTACGTTCGTAATCGCTATTTGCTTCGTCCATCATATGTTCGAGGTTATCGACGATACGATCCTCAATACTATGGCCGCTGTAATTACTCATATAGCGTCCTGTACGTGCGTTTCTTGATCTGGAGTAACTTCCACGAGACTCTGCGTATTCTTCATCGCCATAATTTGTCCCATTTTGAAGTTCTTCCATCTTAATCAAAAGGCACATTGCATCGGTGGCGTTCTTAAGCTCTGCCGGAGACAGTTCTGGTTTCTTAGAGATCTTTTTAAGCTCATTACATACGAGATCTTCCAGATCATCTAAAACTTTCTCAAGTTCTTTTCCCATAGCCTATTCTCCTTCATCGAGTCACGTTCAAATCCGGTCTTGTAAACACGATGTTTGCATTCTGAACCGAGATAGGAATCGTACTCGTATTAGTGATCGTTACAGTTTCGCAGCAGCCTCTCCAAATACCAATGTTGGTAGCACGACTAACATTAAAGTATTCTTCCACAGCTGCCGGAGTAACAATCATCCTTGTAGCAGGGAGCACCGAACCATCGAGTGAAATGGCCACCGAAATTTCGCCGACAGTCTGACCAGTCGGGACAGCGATGTTCGCTCCAAAATCTACAAAGTACTCTGCGGACTTATTAACGCATCCGCACGGTTTAACAGGAACCCAACCACTCAGTAAGAAGTTCCCGCTGCCTTCTCTATGCTTTACAAAACCGCGTCTGCAAGGCTCAACAGTTTCTGTAAATACAATAGATTCGCCTGGATTAACGATCTGGACGGCATTAGCACTGAATTCAGCCATTGTGCCACCTCCAATTATCCATTACATCCACAGCCGTAGTTATACATGTTTGCACAACAATTCGGATTCTGCACCATGTATGCAGGAATCGGAACCGGATTCAGATAATGCTCAAGTGCTGCTGTCTGAGCTGCATTGTCGGCAAGGATCTGTGCCATACGGTTGTTGTTAGCAGCTTCCAGATTTGCCGCTGTGAGCTTGCTCTGAAGTTCCGCAATCTTCTCGTTCTTAGCGTCGATCTTATCCTGGTTCATTGTGTCGAGAATTCTCTGAACGCCCTGATTTTGATTTGCAATCACATCACGAAGTGCGTCCGACACAGCCGCTCTATCTGCGCAGTTCTCAGCGAGAATTGTTGCATTCAGATTGGCAGAAGCCAGTCGGTTTTCGCAGCAACAGTTTGCAAACTGCGTTGAAAGATTGAACATCTGCTGCATGTTTGCCATCTGTCTAGCATTTTCAGATGTTTCAGCGTTGGCAAATGCAGAGTTCATTGCTGTGCCAAGATTGGTGATGGCAGAATTAATGCCTGTGAGGCCGTTCATAACAGCAGACTGGTCAAATCCACGCTGAACGTCATTTGCTGCATTGTTCATCATGTAAGGCATTCCGGCGTTACCACCGAAGTTACCAAAACCATTTCCACCCCAACCAATGAGCAGAAGAACAATCAGCCACCAAGCTCCGTCTCCTCCAAGGAAACCGTTTCCACCGTTCCCATAAGCCATCGGAGATACAGGCATTACGAGACCACCATTGTTATCGTAAGAAAGTGACATATCGCTAAGGTCCTCCTATGTCTTTTATACAAACTCGATGCGCGCTTTCGAGTAAGTAGTTAACGTCTACCAGTCAACTGATTAGCGATTTGCATCGCTTGATCAAGTTGCTGCTGTGTAACCTGGCCATTACTGAGCATTCCCTGAACAATGGCCTGTGGATTAAAATTCTGAGGCAAACTCTGCGCTAGCTGAGAAGCTCTTGCAAGCAGAGGGTTGTAGTTTTGCTGAATAGGCGCTTGCTGTGACTGACCGTTTAAAATATCAAACAACGGATTAGCCATTCTTTACACCTCGTTTGTTCATGTCTTCGATCATGTGCTTAAGCTGATCAAAGTCGGCCTTTGTCACATAATTACTCATGTCAGGTTGGGCAGCTTCCGAACTCCCATTTTGAACGTTAAGATTCAAAGGTTCATACTTAAACGCCATAAGCGGTTCCGGTCGCCCATCCATCCCAACAACTTTGATGTAAAAGATCTGATCCTTAGAATCGAGAAGAACTGCTCTTGATCCAGGTTCCATCTGATACGCCTCGGCTCCAGCTTGACCAGCAACCCAGATAATGTTCTTGTTGTTTACGGCATTTGCATAGTTGACCATTGGCTGCTGATACTGATTGTACTGTGGCCCAGCGTTATATGGCTGGCTCTGATAGTACGGAGTAGTATTAGCAGATTGATAGGTCGGCTGCGGAGCAGTCTGATAAGGTACATAAGGATAGTTGTAATTCGGCATAGTCAATGTTCTCCTTTAGTCCAGTAGTAAACCGGAACTTCATCGCCGGAATCCCATGTGTCATAATAATCGCCATCGACTACTGCTACGACATGGTTTCCTGTTGCCAAAAGAAAAGTTCCGCGAGGATGATCTTCGCAGAACTCTTTGACTGTGTAACAATCTGGACAAGTATTCGGTATAATCTCACGAACAAAGCCAAGCTGCTTAAGGTATTTGCTCCATACAGAATTCGAGTTTGGCATGTCTTTAATTTCATAACCTTTGACAACAAGACCTATGTATGTTGAGTCCCAGGTTCGTCCAGTAACCTTTGAAATCGCCCGAACCGTGCAATCTATCACAAGATTGTTTTGTGGGTTCGAATTAAAAAATTTAAAAGCCATTAAGCCTTCTCATGGAATCTGCTTCAACATACATTCGCCATTCCATCTCTTTGTATGTATCTGTAAGGATTTGGACAGCTGAAGAACTCGTCGGAGGATCAAACACAAGACGCGTCCGGATCTGTATGTAATCTTTAGCCATGTTGAATAGTTTGCCTTCCGTCAAGAAATCGTCCCATTTTGAAGTTTTGGTTACATGAAAACCTTCCGAAGGACCAACCCCGCATTGAGTAAGAACTTCGAAGAAAGAATTGATGTGAACTAGTAACGTATCGTCAAAGACATCGTAATCGATACTTGGACCGATCATGTCTTTGACAGTTTCTAGTATTGTCATTGATTCGTTATCGGCCATTATGCCTCCTATTGCCTCCATGGGCATGTGTCGAACGGTTTGCGAACAACCGGATCCAACATCAGAATCGATTCGTCACTATAGTGAATCGCTTTATGTGTTAGATCAACAGTGGTAATCACGTTTTCAGGGTCAAGAACTATAGGATTGTGCGTTTCAAGATCTTCTATCGTGATCGGATTAATATGGTGTATTACAATACGGTCGTGAATTTCTCTGCCATAGCAAGCAAGATCACAGAAGTTATCGCGTCTAGCTATAAAGTTTCTAAACTGTCGCCATTCTGTTGAATGATAGAAAGCCTGATTAAGCCATCGTACATCATCAAATGTCTTATACCCGATTTCTCCATGCAACTGAAGATACCTAAAACGCTCAACGAACGTAGTAAGCTTAATCAACTCCGAGTATGATTTCTTCAGGATCGTCTTCGGCATTGCCAACTCCAGTATATGACCGCATTGCAGCTATAGCCTTTGAATACATCTCATCGGTTCTCTTAGAAGATTCCAACGCCTCCTTCTTAGCTTTCAAAAGCTCATTCTCATTGCGGATTTTCTCTAATTCAAGCTGTTGTTTAGTTGTGGCCAACTTTAAAAAATGAACATACTCCTGCGCAGAAGCAGTACCATTTAACATTCGTTGTTCGACGCAATCAACAGCTAAAGAAATAAGCTGTTGCTCTCTCGCTTCTGTCGTAAGTGCTGGCGCAGGCATTCTTTTCGATGACTTTGTAGCCTTAGCCATATGTTTTAACCTCCTTTTTGCTACTAAAAATATGACTTTTGTTCATTGCATCATGACTTTTTAACTACTTTTTACGGGCTACAGAGGACGCTAAAAAATGATAGGTTAGAAAGGAGGTTATAAATGCATGAAAATAGAAAACCTATTTAAGTATGACAGTTTTAGATGCATATGAGAACAAAATTCATTGTCTTATCTGAGTGCGTGAATCCGATAGAAATCTTGAAAGGAGATTAATGAAAAAGACATGTAAGGATTCGGACCTCTGTAACCCATAAAAAGTAGTTAAAATATAAGACCCCACCTAAACCGCTTTTGGAACAAAAATATGAATTTTACCCCCGGAGAATTTTTTAGGAGGGCCGGCGATGAGGGTGGGGGGTATTTCTCGCGGACCCCCTCCCCTGTGTGCTTTTTTGCACTATCAGGGGTGTATGTATATTATTTTTTATAACTTCAAAAGTCTAGAATGTAATTTATTTGTCAAAAACTTTAAGATTTAGTTAAAATTTTTAGTTAAACCACTCTAGACTCTTGAAGTTTGTTGCATTTTGCGAATTCAATCACGAATTCTTTGTAAAAGATCTAAGTTTCAAGAACAATTGTTTCAATCATTCATCAACTTCTTTGGTTACGGTTGTGTAAGTATCTGGAAGCATGTGAATTACTTCATACATTGCTGTTAAAGCAGCTAATTCTTGATCAGCATCACTCAATTCTGGTGTTGTATCAGCAATTCTGGCTAATAACTGACATGTATAGTATCCTTTATCTTCATCATACCTTCGCCAATCGTCCCATTGTGTAAATGGATCGAAAGGATTGTCCTTTGTTGTAAGCATTGTCGCTTTTGACATATTAAAACATCACTCTCCTATTCATCCATTAATAACCTTACTTACAGATGCTGTTGAAATACCCAATCGTTTAGCTATTTCTGCATTTGTGTATCCGTTGTTATCCATAGCCTTGACCCTGGCTATCTGGTCTGGTGCCATAGAATATTCAACTTTTGGAGTCGCGAGTTCTCTAATTCGATCCATATCTGTGTTATTCAAAATAGACATTAATTTGGTGGGGGATATTGCGCCAGCTTGTATGGCTTCCCACTCTCTGTCAGATATAGAAATGCTAACATTCTTTTTATTAGCACCTACACGATATCGGGCACCTTTAAGAGCTTGACTTTTTAATTTCTTAAGATGATCTTTGTCATCTTTAAGCTCTGGATTGTTTTTTATCTTTAAAGAAATAACCTCGTTGGCAATTAATTGTGCTTGTCTTTCAAGAGGTCTATTCTTCATAGCAATATTCAGCTTTGAATTCAATGATTCAATCTCTTTTTTATAGGTTTCGGCTGCAGATGGATTACGTTTATTTACTTTTGTAAAATATAACTCTTTTCTAGCAGCGTTGGCTAATGCCTTCATTTTATTAGCATAGTCAGCGTAAACATTTTCCATTGTCGTGCCAGAAGATAATGTTCTAGCATCCGATGTTTCTGCCATCCATGTAGACTTTTGATACCTCTGTTTTGTAACATAAGTAACTTCGCCAGTCCTTTTATTTACTTTTTTGACAGTATATGTATTATTCGGTTTTTCAAAATATATCTTTTCACCTGTTTCAGGATTTATAGACGTTCTATTTTCTCGTTCATTAACGTCTATTTCAGAGCTTGCTTTAGAAATAAGAGTTGAAGCTCCATGATCTTGATATTTTTTCTTTAGTTCTCTAATACCATTATCTTTTTCGGATTGCCTATAATTAAGATTATGCTTTTCAGCATCGATTACAACCATTGAATGCCTTACCGCTCTGGCAATTTCATCTTGATCGGCACCTTTAAGAGTCATATCCGTAATAAGATTCGATACTTTGCCCATTTCTATCTGCTTAGTTCGCTTCTTCATTTTTGGCATTCCAGGATATGCAGGATATGCTTCTTTCGGATCGAATCCATCAAGTGCTTTAAGACTTGGACTAACTTGTATTTTTTGTCCTTTAGTTGGAATAACAACTACTGAATCGCCATCAAAATCAGCTCCTGATAGCTTTTGTGCTGTTTTAGGATTTATGCCAATAGCATCCTGTGAGTTACCAATTATATGTTTTCCTTCAACATTATTGTTGTTCACTCTTAATCTAGGAATTTCAAAAGTTCCAGCATGAGGATATCTAACTAATATAACTTCTTCACCATTATCATAGTTAGGAGCATATACTTCAGTATCTTTAATAGATGTTAATGGTAATATAACAGAATTGCTTTGTCTTGGAAGTGCTGCAGCCTTAAGGTCAACCGAATCGGAATCACAAGAATCCGCAAAGCGATCAAGGAAATACTTTTTAACAGTAGGATTCGTGAGAGAATTATAGCTTTCAAATTCTTCAAGTTTCTTTTTATATGATAAATCCAATTGTTTTTTCGCCAATGAAGGACTCTGTTTAGAAAGAAACTGAGAAGATAATGTTTTACTCCATCCTTCCCAAGTTCCTTGTTCATTAACAATATTCAAAGCCGATAACTGAGTATTTCCATCTTTATCAATATAATGCTTTTGAATAAGGCGTAACTGATCTTCATTCTTGATAGTAGCTCCAAACGGATTCTCTTTATCAATTTGTCCAGTTTCTTTATCAACTTTAAGAGGCTTTAACACTGTGTTATTTTTTTCGCCCATCATTGGAGTACCGGAATGCTTACTCGTATTAAATATAACATCTACGCCTTTTGGCATATTCTCGCCATATATAGCCATTCCTTTTAAATAATGAGTTCCATCAACGGCAATACGAACTTGTGCATAAGCGGCTTGACCTAAATTTAAATCTTCAACGCCTCTTCTAAGTTCAATAACACCATCTTTATCGCCACCACCATCTTCATTGTATCGAATCATGACACGATCTGAAGAAATATCACGAGGAGGTTCTATATTTTGTATAGTTCTTCCCATGTCTTCAGTGTAGTCAGTAACAAGTTTAATATCTCCTCTATGATTCTGAACATCCTGATATGTTGTATCCGGTCCGAATAAAACAAGAACATCTGTCATTTTTCCGGTACCAAGCTGTTCAATCCATACTTCACCAGTTTGATATCCTTCTTCTTTCAATTGTGCTATTGCGGTTTTTAGCCTTTGTCTAGATATGCCCATGTAATTTTCGGTTCCAGCACCGACATCAACATATTTTTTCTTATCCACAGCTTCTTTCAAAGCATTAGCTACATTAGAAGTTTTTAAAGCTCTTTCTTTAATAGTAGGATCTAGCCAAGATCGAATGGTTGATTCGGGGACACCCATTTGTCTACCAATTTCAGTGTATCCGTATCCATGATCCATCAAAATACGAGCTCTTGAAATATCACTGGCTCTTTTGGCATTTTTATCGATACTCAACTTTGCTCTGAACTGAGAAGAATTCATGCCCATAGATTCATAAATTTCTTTATCGCTCAAGCCTTCGGATCTAAGACGCTTAACTGCATCAATAAATGTTTCGTTATGCTGATTTGGATTTTCACCGCTTCCTCTAGGATATCGACCAGAACCGACAGGAGCTCCATCCAATATACTTCTGCCTTCATGCATTAGTACATCTTCAAAATCTTCAAAGTTCATAATGTGTTCTCCGTTTTTAATTGGTTAATCCTTTTGTCAAATATAATGATCTTGTTCATGATCTCTGAAATAGCTTGTGGTTCTGGATTATGTACTATTACTTGATCTGACTGATAGATTCTTAACTCTATTCCTGTTAAATCTTCTGGCTTCTTTCCATACTCCAAACAAAAAAGAGCAGCATATACCATTAACTGCTCCATATGTGCCGGAACTTCTCCAGTCTTCAAATCATGAATTCTTAAATATCCAGTTCTTTCGTCGTATGATATAGCGTCTGCTGTTCCAAAACAGTTCATAGAATAAAATAGAACTTGTTCTGGCTTCATTCTAAATCCGATTGCATCATTGACATACATGTTTAATGTCTTTTTGGATTTAGGTAGTTTTTGTTTCAATTTTATGCATTGACATGCAAAATCGTGAAATTCAGTTCCTTTCAAGACAGCTAAGTGTCTTAAATACGTTGTTTCGAGTTTTGAAATATCATAGTTTATCCAATGATACTTACTCGCTCCTAGAAACGCATGCTGCCCTATCAGATCGTAATGCGCGTTGAAGATCATTAAGAACCTCCTTTTTGTTCTCTGGAAATATAACTGCTGCGAATGACATATCGTTCATTAAGTCAAGATAATATTCCTGGTTAGGACGAAATGGCTCATTACACGACTTCTTGCATTCAAGAACAGCCCATTTGTTTTTATACAAAATTAATAAGTCTGGTATTCCTTGAATATGATTAGCATCTAATTTGGTCACTATCGCTCCAGGAAACATGTCATTCAAATCTTTAATCAGATTCGACTGAAAATAGTTCTCTAAGCTCATACAAACATATAAATAAAAAGAGGAGTGTTAACTCCTCTAAAAATATATTCCTCTCTATTATATGCTGTGTTTTTTCTGCGAATTTAAAAGTCGAGTTTGCAGAATCCTCGCTCATTAAATTGTTTTTTACTAGCTAAAGCTTTCGAGATTGCTAGATCTATGTTAGCCTTTGAAACTAAATGATAGAAATATAAGTCCGAAAATGGACTATTTCGTCTATCAATTCTACCAGCTGCCTGAACCATTGTTTTGTATGAATAGTTTTGAGAGAAGAATATGATGGTATTGCAAGTTATGCAATTCCATCCTTCTGCACCAGCTGTGTATTGCACTAAATATATCCATTCACTTCCATTAGGAACTGGCTGGTGAATATGCCCGTTCCATTCAGCCTTAGCATAACCAATATCTTTGGCCATTGTTCTTAGAAGATCTAGCTCATAGTCGAAATTGTAAAATATGATGACTTTCGGGCGTTCGACAAGCAATTCTTTAACAGCTTCTATTCGACTATTATCAGAATTTATAATTCTTCTAAGAATATAACAAAACTGCGATACATTCTTTATTGGAGAATTGTCGAACGTATTCCACCTAGTTTTCATAGTCAATTTATATAGATCCCTGTCAAAATTGACTATTACTTTTTCATCATGTCTAATTCGTTCATTAGTATACTCTATGTCGACATATACCATTTCTCTTAGTTTACGAAGTCTATTCTGATTAATATATCGACTCACCTGCAGCCACTTAACATGCGTATTATAGACACAATGCTTATGTCTAAATTCTGTGATGTTTTGATAAAAACCATTAGCAATAAATATAGGTGCCAAATCTTCCCATTTGTCGGCAGGCGTAGCACTGAGCAATATCCACTTGTTATGCTTAGAAATTCTCAAAAACGTCTTGGTCCATTTCCCATAACTGACCAAACGCTGTTCATCAAATATAAAGAACGAGTTCATTACGTTAGAGTACTTTGGAAGATTTTGCCAAGAATCAACAACTATTTTCATAGGAGCATTCTCTATGGGATATAGCTTAAATGGTATAAGTTCTTTATGCCATTCTTTATCATCACGTTTTTTAGCTGTTGTTATGATGTACAAATCTTTCGGATTAGATGGCGGAGAATATTGACCTTTCTGATTGATGCAAATGCTACCGCCGCACTCTTTACAATAAAAATAGGTAAGGGCAGTTCTAGATTTGCCTGAACCGACCTTACCTACCAATATAGTACCGTTCTTTAATCGATCAACAGCCTGCATTTGACCTTGATCGAGATCCATAAGTATTATTCCTCTGGAATATCCTCATATCTTTCTGCGAATTCATCCTCAACAATTGTGAAATATCCGGTCTTAAGATATCCTTTAACTCCACTCTTGCCCTCAACGGACCAATTATATGGTCTAATAATAAGATCGACTCTTTCGAGTTCTGCCCAATCAAGCATTTCAACATTCGTATCGTCAAGAGCTTTCTTATTCTTTTTGGTTACTAAAATAACCTGAGGCGGAATATTCTCAAAACTTACTTTAACCTGCATATAAGCCTGCGGAGCCTCATCTTCATCTCTAGGCTTCAAATATCTAATCGTCCATCCATCGTTTTTAAGCATCGATGCAATATCATTATCGAGCAGTACACAGAAATTTCTGTCTCCTCTACGATTGTATTTGCTGGCTTCTCCTGAGAAATTTCTAAAAATAATACGAGCGTTTTCAATTGTAAGATTCTGGTTTACCATAATATAACTCTCCCTTCTTAATTAAAATGGTAATTCATCGGATGTAATATCGACCCAGTTAGTATTCTTTGGGACATCTGCAACAAATTCCTCAAAATTTCCATATGATGAAATATCACTAACTGCTTGATCGACTAACTTTGTGTAATATGTTTTGTCAATATCGTCTTGTTTATTAAGAATCTTTATAGATTCAGACTCCAGCCAACGATATCCTTTTGCGCCTGTGGCAGAATGAAATTTACCATCATCGCTTTCTCGGCATAATATGCCTCCTCCGCAGCCAGGCTTAACAGGTGTAAACTGTCCAACTTTACCAATAAACTGATACCGGTGTTCGTCTTCCGGTAGTCCTTCATTCATGTCCAAATATAATGCTGTTTTTACGGCCTTTGTTTCGCACATATCTTCGAATTCAATGTTTTCATGAGAAAATAATGTTTTGAAAACATACGGCTGAGCGAATTGGGTTCCGGTTGCGGTCCATTCTCCAGGATTCTCTGGATCGTCACTCGACAATTTCCCAATAAATACAGCATCATTAACCAAACATATTTTTGTAAATTTATGTTCAATCTCGAACTCATAACCATACTTCAAAGCATATTGATCAATAAATCTGGCAAGCTCTTCTGTTGGATTGAGAATTTTGATAGAATCGGTCTTAATATGAATAACCTTAAAGCCCATCTTCTCAACTTCATCACGAAGATTGACCATAAATAACGCTCCTCGAAGTGCAACAATGTTGTTGGCATTTCTCGGATCTCTAAATGGATTATCAAAATTTGCTGAAGTCAGACCATATACAGAATTGATTGCAATCTTTAAAGCCTTTGACAATGATTTGGCCATTGTCTGATCTGTAAGATATGCTTTCAATTTTCCATCAAATAGATTTCCAGCAGATTCAAAATCTTTATGCTTAATAAATATACGAGCGTCAAGTAACGCCTTGAATCTTTCAGTGTATTTGCCGAACAAATTAAGAGCTAATATTGAATGAGGATGATGTGACGCTGAATCGAACGTGACAATATCTCCAAAATACATGCCTGGCTGTGAATATACATAACCACCTTTACCAACGTCCTCTCCACGATACATATTATGTCCATTGACATATTCATACCCTGGAAACTCCTCTGAAAGATCGGTATATACCAATTCGGGGTTTCTGTCGTTTCCAAATATAATTTTGGTAGTAAGGCTATTTGTAGTATCGTTTACAGTTCCGCCAGCAATATCCGCAAGAATTTCTCTTGCAACAAAGTCACCTTGATTTGCTTCAAATACTGCTTCGGTCGCCATAACGTCATTTACACAATAATCCGTTACTTTATCCCACAATTCTTCGGGAACATCTTGATCCCATTTAAGGCCAAGCTCTTTATGATGTATTCCAAGCTCAATTTCCCATTTCTTAAGACTCTGCTTCTTTGCACAGAAGTCATAAATATCAGTGTATGATAAGTTATATGCTTCTCTGAACATAGCATTCTTGCTACCGTTAATAATTCTCTGACTCAGAGTATACAACTGATAGTTATCAAATCCAACAAGTCTTCCATACAAAATATGATTGTCGTACCGACGGTTATTAAAACCGATCAGTCTGTATTTAAGTAAACTGGAAATATCGCTAGCTGACGGATTTATCATCTTGATAGCATTACTTGTTCCTCTAAACTTCCAGCATACTATAAATAAATTTGGAAATACTTCGACATCGTAAAATACGATAGCTTTCTCTTCGGAATCGATACTCTCACTCGGTTCGTCAGAACAAAAATGCATCTTGTTTACAAGGTCAACACAATAATCCTTGTTGTTTGTACTGTTCATTGCAAAACTCAAAATATCAGGACGCATATTTGTGACATCATAATGTATGCTCTTATCCATATACATTTCATCAAGTTTGTCTTTGATAAATATAACTTCTGGTCTAGTTGCGCCATGATGTTTCTTTGCCAAACAATTCTTAATAAAATTTCTAAGGGCGTTCTCATCCCTTAGAACATCGCCTTTTATCATCGGCTTATCTCCTTTCAATGGTAAACCGTTATTAATGTGCTTAATCTGGATATCATTACATTTGCTCAACTGTCTTCTCAATGATGAATTTCCAGTATAAACTTTTACTTCAATGTTGTTGTCATATACTTTACTAAGCTTTGTGGGATCTCCATCGTAAATATAATGGAGATGTATTCCGCCACCACTTCTACTGAGTTCGGCATATGTCGGCGGCAAACCGGTAGCTTCTAAAAATGACGTGACAGCTGCTAAATTTACATCGAAATCCTTAATACCGTCAGCATTTTTTATATCAAAATCAATTACAATATGATGTTCATCAACTTTGACCCAATGAAGTTTGCTAGTATCAATATCACAAAGTTTGGTTTTTACTGATTCCCATTTTCTTCTTGGAGCTCCCGTTTCTTCATTGGCATACTGAGCTAAGCAATTTGAATATGCAATGTCAAACACTGATGTTTGGATTTTAAAATCCCCGAGAATATGCTTTTTCGGGATAGCCTCTAAATTCTGAGACATACCGGAATACTCAAACTTCTCTCTTTTAAAACCAAAATATAAATTTCGTCTATGCTTTCCGTCATATACAGTATCCGCTTTAAATTCTTTGAAATAATTCATAAGTTCGTTGGCTACTATTCGACGAGGCATTTTGTTTTTCACGTTTGCTTCATCACAATATGTAGAATATAACTTCCATACTGTAGTAAGATCTGTAGGTTCGCCAGATGAAAAGTCATCATAATATTCCTGCATAAAATCATAAAAGTCGTTTGTGACTCTGATCATCTCATATGGAACATATGTGTCATAATAACTTTCGCCAAAGCTGTTGTACAAATCTAAGCAATGCCACGCAATACCACCTAACTCGTTATCAATTTCATCAAATAATCTTTTGTATTCACGATACGGTTTTATTTTGTTTCCACTTGGTTTTACATCAATTAATCTTCGGACAATACCAGATCTTGAATCTGTAATACGTACGGGTTTGTTAGTGCCCATAAATAAAAAAGTGTTGAATCTCGTCTCGTATTGACTCTTGAATTTTTCATTAATAGTCATTACTTCATGAGACACAATGCTATTCAATTTAGTATTGTCTTCGATTTTTGATAAATCTCCGTCATGCTGAATGGATATAAGAGGATTATTCTTAAAACTCTCAAGAGCAAACTGACTGGATCCACTGGCAATCTCTTTGGCATTGAACACTGAAATATATCCAGGAAAAAGTTTCTGAACAATATTCAGAAAAGTAGATTTTCCGCTGCCAGCATCACCATACAACACGATGAATTTTTGGATTGTCTTTGAATCTCCAGATATGATCGAACCGATTGCCCATTCTAGTTTGTCACGTTCCTCTTGATTGTACAGAGTGGAAATTAACCTATCATATGCAGGTGTCGGCATTTTACAAATATCATACGGAAGCTTCTTACTTGCATAGTCTCTTTTCAATGTTTTTGTGTTTGCAAATATGATCCTGTTATCCAGAATGTGATAAGAATCTCTCATCTGTTTCTGAACATACTTGTGCCATTTGTCGATTGACCCAGAACCAGATTTACTCATATATCGAGTCTTGATCTTATAGTCTTTCTTCTTTTCACAAATATCATTGTAGACTTTCAGCAATTCAGCATCCACCTGGTCAATGACACTTTGCTCGTCCGTCGACCATAATTTTTTGGAGTCATCCCATACTGCATAAAAATCGCGACCTCTTATCATCAAATCGTTCGTACAAGATTTAACAATAAATTCTGGATAAATATCGATGACTCCTTTCTTAGTATCAACATCCACAATCACTTCAAGAAAATCTAACATATCATTGTAAAAAATCTCCTTTCTAACGGCTTATACCAGTTACCAGTTTTTGGTCCTCAACTTATATATAATAAAAATATATTAATAATTTTTTCTTTATAATAGTTAATAGAAAAACTGGTAAACTGGTATAAAAGTGCAAAAAAGCCAGTATTTATGCGGGTTTTTCGCACCCCAAAAACTGGTAAAAAACTGGTATATATACCAGAAAAACTGGTATAAAATCAAATCGGATAGTTTTCGCCGAGCCAATAATGCATCTGATACCATAATTCCATTCGCTGAAAATTTTTTCTGGTATGAAAAATGGGGAAGAAACCGCCCTCTCCGGTCTTACTATAATGCCTGGAAATGGCACGATTAACTAAAAAATCTAACTTAATCAAGCAATCTTTATCGAAATATTCGTCGCTAAATTCCCTTAAATCGATCCCTAAATTTTGCAACATAGACCAAAACCAGAATGCCGAACGGTCTCCTAAATCCGGATCCCACATTACATCTGAATCAATTCTCATTGCAAAAGCGACCAACATTTCAAGAACGCTGCACGGTCTATCTCCAAAAAATGAATTGATTTCTTCTTTAGAATAACCGTAATCGTCCATAAATTTTACTCTTAAATATAAACCGTCTTCATACCTATTGGAATCATTAGGAACGACAACATAGAATTCTTTCCGGTATAATCGCCTAATAATTCTCCAATAATGGTTGTATCTGGTATCTCTACTTCCGACTTTGGAATAGAGCCATTGAATATAACTTTCCTCAATAGCAGACAAATCACTCAAATAATTCTTGTGGTATTCTGTCACGTTCATCAACCTCCTGATTATATGTTTTTATCATTGAGGTGAGATTTGATTTATACACAGGATCCCTTGTTTTCATAAAATCTACTATGAAAGTTACCGGAATAGCATCAAATTTTGGTACATTATGAATCACACTACAAATATCATTAGCGGTGTCTCGATCGTAATGTGATCTGATCACCTTATAAATATTTTTCTCATTAATTGCTTTTGACATATTATTGCCCGTACCAAACAGTATCACCATTTTCCTCGATGCTATTTAAATCTCTACTGATTTCCATATCGCACCCAAGTTTTTCGTTACGAATATAAACAACTTTCTCAATAGTTTGCACCAAATATTCAACATTATCTTCGCCATAAGCATACGGTTCTATAACTTCACGACTAAGATCGTCAACTAGCACTCTATCAGGAACATAGAAAGTACAGCTGACTTTATCGAATGATAATTCAGTCTCGGAGAATTCATCTTCCGTAATTAAATATGGAAAATCATCTTCTTTAGGTGCTTCTTTTTCAGCCAATCTCACTTCAATACCTGTGTTTTCCTTTTTCGAATAAAATTTACGATAGTCTGTTGGATCTCCGTCCTCAAAAGCTCCAGAATATCCATAATCAGGTATCGTTCTATCTTTCGGAGGTACGCTTTCCAAGATTCTTTCTTCTGATTCTTCAGTTTTTTCAGTTTCTTCCGAAATATCAGTCTCAGAAGTTTTTTGTCTTCGTCCGTATACCTCTTTCACACTGTGAATTTCATCGTCGGCAATGGCCTTGTATTTCTTTTCAAAATAGCTTTGAGCGCCTAATGCGCCCGCGGCCACGCCGCATACAAAAATAAATAAATAGTTTATTGTTTTGGACATACCGTACCTCGTTTTTAATTAATTAGATCTCCGAAAAGTAGTTCCGGGAAGTCGAAGACATCGGCCAGTCCTCTACCTCCCGGAGCATTAATATCGGACAGTCACAGAAGTTCTGCAACAATACCATCAAGATTTGGATCAATGAGAATAGAAGGTTCGAAGCCCATATGAGCATCTTTAAGAGCCTCTGAACTCATCACCTTATCGGTATCAAATATACCAAGTGAAATTCTATTATCACCGGCTCCCCATACCCAGCCTAATCCAACAAGCTGTCTCTGTTTTTCATCAGGAAGTCTATCCCAAATTCCAAGATCTCTCAGAATTTCATGATAATAAACGAACTTTCTGTGCTCTAATCTCTGGTTATAGCAATCCATATAATATTTAATGGTTGCTAAATTATCAATCGGATTTGGTGTCCACATGGAAGAATACATTTCATCAAAGAATACCGCATACGGGCCAATTTCATTCGGCCATACAGCACGAGGACTTTCTCTATCTACCAAATGCTCTTCGCCTTTTTCGTCAGTTTCTTTCACTTTGACCGTAGCAGGTCTTGCTCCATGTGCAAAATATAAATCGTCATCGACTCCAAGATCTTCAACAACGCGTCTTCTGTATTCGGAATATGACTTCTGAAGGCCCGTATATGCTGCTACAGCGCCCAAATACTTTGTATACAGCATCTTATGACCAGCGATTACGCATACAACTCCACCAGAATATAAAACAATAGGAAGAGCCATCGCCTTTATGATTCTTCCTGTTGTCTTTAAATATACGTTTGTGAGATCTTTAGCTTCGTTTTTCTTTGTATATACGGCTTTCTTTTCTTCAGCCTTTTTCTTGATCTCGTTAATCTTCTCAATATCTTTTTCATGATCTTCGATAATAGGTTCGAGATCCTTAGATTTAGTGATCGCTGTGACTGTTCCAGCAGTGATTGAAACAATGCCTAAACCAACCAAAATATGAGGCAAGTTTTTTACGATTTTAACACCCGCCTTCGCTCCAAAGGCTTTGATAGCTGTTAAATAACTCATGATTTACTCCTTTTCTAAACTATTAATTCGGTTTCCAACTCTTCCGATTTCGTTCTTTAAATTCAAATATGCGTTTGCCGCGCGTTCGATATCTTCTTTCGTCGCTTTATCGGCGAGAATATCTTCGTGTGCTTCTATTTGACCCTCAAGTTTATAAAACCTATTACTCAGATTATCAACTTGTTTATGAAGGTCTCTAATATCGCACGTAATATCGTTGATCCGATCAACTGCCGCATACTGTACCCAGATGAGCAATATGATCAGACCGGCATAAATAAATAATGCTAAATATATTAATGCCATATAAGCCTCACTCTAAGTAAACTGCTTTTGGCAGATCCAAAATATACTTTCTTCCGTAAATTCTCTTTACTGAAGATCCGCTTAGATCATACCAACCCCATTTATACTCTTGCCATTCTGGCGTTATGCCAGCCAATTCACACAAGTTCGCAACACTCGCTGTTTGATAGTCTCTGACGATTTCGAAGAGGGTATCGAGGACTTCTTCTGCTTCGCCTTTTGAATCAAATACAAGCTCCCGATTATTACCTCTACCTCTATCACGATCGCGAGGCTCAATTGCACGACTTTTAGTACCTTGGTCGTAGAACTTAGAATATGAGACATATGTTTCTCCACCGCCTTTTCTAGTATTTCTGCTTTTTCCTTCGCCGTAAAATATGATGTCAACGGCATTCTTCACAACATCAACGATAGTATCCTTAACTGCCGGAATGATGACCTCTGACACAATATATGATTTAACTTTTCCAGCATCTTCAGAAAAGAAAATATCGGCGAGTTTTCGGCCAATTCCTTTTTCTTTGACCTTTACTTCGCCGCTTACAATTTTGTCAATTTTCTTCTTTTCGTTGTAATTGTGAACTGGTTTTTTGTCATTTTCCATAAATATCAGTTCCTTCTACATACTTTTTTCGAACTTCAGCGACAGCCGCAGAGACAACCATCGGGTTTCTACTGATTGTCTCCGCAACTGCTGTAGCTTTTTGTTCGCTGTCATACATATAAAAATGGTCAGTTTCTATCATGCGATGACCACTTTTTGAAAACATCTTTTTACGAACAATTACTACATACATAATTATTTTGCTAAATCTTTATCTAACTCCGCTTTAAGTTCGTCAGAAATTTCTTTTACATAATCCCTGACTACTTTATCCATAGCCTCACTGGCGACAAATGACAAACCAATACTTGCGGCTTTAACACAAACCTTCTGAATAGCTCCAGGAACACCGAATGACTGCGGGACAACATTCTTGGCGATTGCTGTTAAAATAACATCTACTCCTACTCCGGCTGCAACATCAAAACAAGCCATACAAATATCAAACGGATTCATTTTATTCATTATTTACTCTCTCCTTTTCTTTATAATTAACAGGTTTTTCAGATTCAACATTTACAGGATATTCAAGACATTCATTGCACGGTTCTTGATCCTGTGGGACTGCATAATGCGCACACTTCGGACAATATAATCTGAAGTTTACAAATTTTTCACGATTCGAGTTCATTAATATCCTCTTGTAATATATGATCCTCTAGGATTCTTAGTCAGAATTTCCGGATCAAGATTAATGAATCCGACAGGTTCGCCATCGGCAGTTGTTCCAAATCTAAAATCCGGTTCGATAGTTCCGGTGAGTTCTGGACTGAAACCAAACATATCGCCATTAGCAACTGGTTCAAGCTGAGGTGCTGCACATTCTACTTTAAGGATTGTGATAATATCATTCATAGTTACCTCATTATCAAAACGCCTAAACATCTCGTTATTAAGGGCAATAAATGCACGATCGATTGTCATACGATCTGATCTAAACATCGTATTTGTCCATGGAAGAACCCATAATGATGTACCATTTCCCTTAATATCACCCATCGTACCAACGGAATATGATCGAGCTTTGTCGGCGACAATATCATCTTTAATCTTTTCCGCCTTCTTTTCGCCAAGCGTTTCGGTCACCTTCTCTCTATATTCTTTAAATTCGTTGGTGGTCATCGCATACGCGGCTCCGAGCGCAGCCTGACGTCTTAAAGAAATATGATGTGCTCCACAGAAGAACCCAATAGTAATAAGACCTGCAAGGAATGCTTTCCAAGAAGTCTTAACGATGATGATGGCTTTATCGGATTTGGAAATATCATCTTCCGCTTCTTCTTCAGCCTTTTTCAATTCTTTTTCAGCATTTCGAGTTGCCTTGGTTGTCTCGTAAATAGTTACTCCAAAAGAAATAACCCCGAGACCGGTGAGGATTGTCGGAAGATTTGCCTGCACAAATTTGGCAGTTTGTTTGATTCCGACTTTGATAACATGTGCGTTAAGTAATTTCATTTTTAATCTCCTTTCCAAAACGCAAAAAAAAAAGAAGACTAGCGTTTTCCCAATTAAACTACTAGTGGGGTTTGAACCCAAATTCTAATCTTCTTCATTATAGTGTTTGTAAATTCTGCGAAAAAAGAAAGAACCTTGTTTTTCAGGTTCCTTCCTTTCGAATCTTAATGTTTGTCTGACTGTTCTTCTTTCAGTTTCTTCAGTTCCTCATATTCTTCTTTACTCACAATGATAAGTCCTTCTGAGTCGAGCTGCTTATCAAGCTTCTTTCTCCAGAATCCGCGCTTCTTTTCGTCCTTATCCTCTACGATTTCGGCGTCAATAATTTCGCCTTCCTTCGGTTTCTTGAAATGTTTCCATCCCAGGAATCCGAGGACTGCAGCAACTGCTGCGCCTCCACCGACGAGAAGCCAGACTGTTCCGTCTTCCGCTTCTTCTTCAGTTTCTTCCACTTCTTCTGCTTCGCTCTCTGTTGTTTCGAGTGTGTCATTGATTGTTTCAAATTCTGCCATGATTTTTACCTTTTACCTTTCTTTCTAGTCAGAGGTTCATTCCTCTTCATTATAGTGTTTGTAAATTCTGCGAATTTTTTATTAATATTTTCCGAATATATACTGAATCAGAGGTTTGAGCCATCCCTGGTTCTGATAGCAGAAATTTCCTGCTCTACGCGCTGCACGAATGGTTTTACGGCTTCCTTCAACTGCTGCTTGAACCCCTTTTTTCTTTCGAATTTGTGCAGTAATATCGGCTTTGTTAATCCTGGCAAGTGCCTCTTCAAACGCGGCTTTGTAAATATCATTCTTCATCTTCTCCTGTAATTCGGCAGCAATCAATTTCCTCTTAGTGCCAGCGCCTTTACCATAATTGAGTTTTGCTTCCAAATATCTTTTAGCGTCCTTAGCAGCCTGACGCCGAATCGCCTCAATATGATTCACTTTTCTCTCTCCTTTACCATTTCATCAAATAACCACTCCGTACGGTCAAACTTATACGTCCACGGCTCATTGTCCGGATAATTTTTAGGAACCGTCTCGTAAAGTTTTACAAAGTCCTCGTATCCGTATTCATCTTTCGGATGTGCCTTTACGTATGCTTCAGAATATACTTTGGAGCAGTCTGCTACCTGAACAAACTGCTCCGCTGAATATGTTACTTTAATTTTCTTTGACATACGGCTCCGGATCAGACACCCAAGCGGTGACTCTTTGGCTAACTGCGCCAGATACCCAATCGAGGTTAATATAATTGCCATGGATGCTTTCAATGATCCACTCTGATGGCGGGCCCATTTGAAATATTGCGCGCAATACGAATGAGGTACTCCTATCATGTTCTTCGTCACGCACTTCAATGGTTACAAAATATCTTCCTTCTTCATCTGGCAGTTTTTCTGTAACCGGAATCCATTTGTAAATACTATTAAGTGTCGGAACGTTATCCAAATTAGATACAACGTCTTTTAAAGACATATGAATATCTCTGTCATTCCATCCAGCACGTTTGTACATGCCCTTTAAGAAATTAATAAAAAAATCAGCATCAATTGCTCTCATTTCGCTTTCTCCCCAAAGCCTCAATCAGCTTTTCATTCAAATAAATAGATCCTACATAAGAAAATTCAGCTAACGCCGTCATTTTGTATTGTATTACCGGAGTTCCCTCTCTATTCTTATGAGCATCCATTGAGGTAATCTTAAAAGGAATATAAATGATGTCGTCAATGTCATACTTCGTGTTCATTTTGCTTTCTCCTCTTCCATTCAGTGATTCAACAGTCGTTGTGTATGCTTCAAGTTGTTTACGATACTCTTCACTTTCAATAGTGCTTGTGCAAATCGGTTTAATCAGATATTTGATTGCTTCATCCTTTGTCATTCTTCTTTCCTCTCTGCCCAAGCGCATGAATCGCAATTGTGATTGCATACATCTTGCGCCTGTTTACACATCTCACTTTTGCTGATCGGTCTTTTTTCAACTAATCCTAGCCATCTGAGGATTTTTATTAAGATTGGTTCCTTATCGTTCATTCTTCTTTCCTCATCTTTTTCGGCTTACCGTGTTTGAACAGATCGTGATACCGATAACGATATATCGTCACAGTTCCGCCATTAACCGTTGTATAGAAATCACAGAAACGTCCTCTTCTAAATGGTATTGATTCATCAATTTTGAATGCTTTTCGAAACAATTCGAGATTTATCATTTCGCCTTCCTCATCCTTTTATGCATTCCATTTTTACGAAGTTTTTTCATCTTATAATCTGTAATAAGATGTTTGCCGTAATTCCTGATTTTGCGCATGTTATTCTTATAGAACATTGCGACATGGCTTATAAAATAAGAATAATTATAAATCACAATATCAGCCATAATTAGTCAGCCTCCATAGCCGGCGATTTTTTAAATTTCAACGAGAGATAGCCATGTTCATGAAATATATAAGCCGAAAAGAAATCCGTCTGTGAACCATAATCTTTGAAATCAATTTTCAATCTATAACCATAAATGAAAATACTAGAAACACCATCTATATATTTTTTGACAATATGCTCTTCTAATTTTTTACGAACTTCTGCAGCGATCGATTCATTTTCAAAAATAAAAGTATAAGAAGTACCGCTACGGATAATCTCTTTAATTCTATATACCATATATCGTGGCCTAAAAATTTTCGGTTCTTCTGCGTTTTTCCAAACATCATTCTGTGACCAGAATTCCTCATCCATAACGCTGTTTAAAATAGAATTATTGTCATACCCCGCAGTTGATACTCCGAATTTATTATTCAGTTCCTTTTTTGCCTGATCTCTTTCCTCTTCTAAAAGAATATCAAGGTTTTCACACCATGTTTTGTCATCAAGAAGTCCCATTTCATGACGGAATGACTGTAGCATTAAAAGGTATAATTTATCTATAGATGTTTTCATTTGAATTCCTCTCCTTATTTATCTGAATCATCCTCTGTGAGGAAATCCGACGGCAAACCGTAAAAAGAGAACTGTTTTAATATGGCGGATTCAATCTTCCATATATCGGCTATTGCTTTTTTATACTTTTCGTCAGAAATAAGACCCAATTCATGCATCTCTTTCATAAGTAAAAAATAGTAAAGCTCTTGTGAAAAATCTCTTTTCATGCGTCCTCTCCTTCTCGCCACGCGGATATAACTTCCATTGCAGATGTATAGACACCATGGTTTTCTACGTATTTCATGATAAATTCAATTGGAATTGATTCCTTTGCCGACTCGTCATGTTCGTCAAGCGGTTTATAACTGATTCCACATTCACCGTTCATTCCAAACTCAACGAATGCGTTTAAAAAACCAAGGCATTTGCCGATCTCTTTATCGCTCAATGGAGTTTCACCAACAATATTTATTTCAAAAACGTTCATGCTCCCCTCCTAAATTTTGTAACAGCTTCTGTATTAATAAATAACAAGCATCTTTCTCCATCAGGAGTGCGGTAGTTCTTATTTAATGACCAATCATCCTGATGATTTTTAATGTATTTGAGAAATTCATGAATATCACCGCATTCAGTGATGACCGATACATCATTGTGGTACTGATCCTCAAATAACCGCTCAAGTTTGATTCCAACCTGGCCAGCAACAGATTTAAGATCATTAAGAGTCTTTTCATAACGCGTTACGAATCCAATACCGAATTCGACGCCTTCGATATTAAAGCATTTCATATATATTCTCCTTAATTTTATTGTCTACTCTATTAATCGGAAACGCATCCTGATTTGCAAATACGAGAACTGGTCTCTCGTAAATACGCATCATTGCCTTCATAAACCATTCATCCTCATGCTTCTTTACATACTTGAGAAACTCGTCGATATCTCCTGTGCATTCCGTGATGACGGATACGAAATTTCCGTCAACGGTCGCATACAGAATATCAATCTTGATTCCGTACTGCCCGGAAACGGATTTCAATTTGTTCAGGCTATTAGTTTTGCTGATAAATCCAATACCAGCTTCAAATCCGTCAATGTTAAATGCTTTCATCTTTTTCTCCCTCCGGATACCAACTAAACATCTCATCAAATTCTTTCTGAGACTTTTCGAATTTATCATTTAATTGTTTTTCCCGATTTTCACGTTCGATCTCAAGATCCGCTCCGCAAAACGGACAATATGTAATTGGAACTCTTTTAACCTTTTCATTATAAGGACCGGCGTTATTTACCCAGAGTGATTTTACAAAAACAAGTTCCGGTTTTAACGATGAAATATAAGTTTCGCCATCGAGTTCAACGGCATTATCCAAAATACCTATAGTGTATTGATCGATATATTTAACATCACCGTCGTTGACGCGTACATACGCATCACAATATTCACACATAATTATCTCCTTTCGAAAAAATAAGGAGCCCTGTAGAAACAGAGCCCCTTGAAATATCATTTAGAGCAAAGCCTCGCTTACTCTAGTATCGATGTCCTCGTCCGGATCATCGTCATCTTCGTCATTATCGGACGATTTGTTGGCTATATTTTTACAAAATTCTGCAAAACCTGCAAAATCCTTAATAAACTCTGGCGACATTTTATACACACGCCCCGTTTGCGGATCAAACATATCAAGGAGCTGATCTCCCTTCTTAACATGCTTCGGCTCATACGTGGTACTATCGACATACGAAATATCAGGTTCTTTGGGATCTTCGTTCATGCCTCCTTCTTCGAGAACCTTCTTACGCCAGTTATTGAACTGAGTCTTAGATCCGAAGAAATGCTGCCCAAAGGCCATCATGAGACCCTTTTCAGGATCCCAAATATCATTCTTACCCTTTTTGGCAACTGTTACATCACCGTTTTCCCAAAGAATCGTAACAGCCCCCTTATTCTTGTTAAAGAAAATTCTATCGATAACCTTATCAATGTTATCATTCGCTTCTTTGATCATAATATCAGGAAGCTGAAGGTGTAACTGTCCATTATAGTATCGAATATTTCTGGCAAAGAACATCATGCAGTCATAACGGTTCGTGAATTCGATTTCGAAATCATAGAAGCCGTCCCTGGGAGTAGTGGGCTGCGTCATCGACGATATACCCAACATGTAATTCTTGCCAATAACAATTAATCTATCGATGTCCGTCCAGGCATTTCGGGCATCTGCATACGTTTTAAACCGAAGACTCATCGTGGTGTCTTTTGATTTGTAAGAAACTAAATTATAATTCATTTGCATTCTCCTTTGCATTTACATATTTCAATAATTCATTACATTCGTCATAATTTACAGGCTGGTTAAGCCATTCTCTAAAGTGCTTGTCACATTTGGTATCGCACGGCGTTTTATAGTCATATGCCGGACAAAATTTGCAAATATTGACATATACGTCCATGCTAAATAATGTCGCCAACATTTCATCCGTAATACGATCTTTCAGGAAATCGTAATTTGTTTTGTGATGATTAAGGTAAAGCATATTCCACATATCGATGATGTAGTTGCCAAGCTGTTCAGGTGACTCGAAATATTTGAATTCGTGCTTTTCCATTGTCACCATTGTTCTCATATAATCGTCTTTAAGGTACTTTGACGAACGAATTCTGATACTTGCATACTTTGGATCTACGTTAATATCAACCTTTGTATCAGAATCATTGAGAAAATCCTTTAAATACTCTTCGAGCCCTGAGCAGCAATACGGTATCGGTTCAAACTCGGGTAAAATATCAATAGACACATTAATACCTTTGATAAATGCCATCTTCAATCTCCTTAATGATATGTGTCGATTTCAGTAGCACGAATACGACGCGCAATTTCCATCGGCAATTCTATTACAGCAATATCCATACCAGCATCCGCAAGTGTTACACGGGTGTAGGTCTCGTTGTAGTCTTGTCGAAACATTGCAATATATTGAGTGTTCACGTATATTTCTGTGTATCCCTCTTTGCCGGTATCGGCCATTTCAAAGTCGTCTGTGGCTTCGTTATACTCGATTCGCACAGATTCCGGCCTTGTTAATTTGATAAACGCCATCTTTAATCTCCTTTCACTATATGATAGATGAGCCAATAATATAAAAAGGCCGCAAACAATATGAATGCGACCCTATACAGTACATCAATGTTTCGGAATATCCTGCTCTTCAATGTTAAAGAGCTTGACGCATCTCTTTAATAAATTCGGATGATTTGCGACATACTCCAGACATTTCTTTCCATGTTCATCGTAATACGCGTCAAATCCGAATTTATACATCATGTAAAATATCTTAGCGTATTTCTCGCCATTTTCAGTTTTACATAATGTGTTACAATAATTTTCCGCCTCAATTCCTGGAATTGCATGATACAGGAACATACATGCAGGAACGAACATTGACTGTACCAAAATATTATTGATCCACATCAATGTCGCATAGAGAATAGTAAATATAATTACGATGATCAAAAGGATTTTCATTATCCCACCTCCTTAATAAGTGCGAGCAGATCTTTCTTTGCCTGCTTCTTTCCTTCTTCAAAGCCTTTGCGATAAGAATCATCAGTATCATGTGCAACGGAGAGCTTTCCATCTTCGAAACCCTTCTGATACTCGGCTTTCTTGGCAGCTTCAAGCTTTTCATTCACAGCAGCCTCCACCTGCTTCTGAATGAATTCCTGAATTGCGACGGAAATATCATTCCAACCATAAATGCTGATGTTCTTCTGTTTAGATACTGTTTCCACCTTAGCGGACTCCTCTTCCTTTTTCTTATTTTCCAAATACTCGATAAGTGCAGTCTCGGAAATATAAGTGTTACGACCAGACTTTATGGCCTTAATAGTACCTTTACGCGCAAGCTTATAAATCCAGCTTTTTTCATGATGAAGCTCTTTCGCTGCTTCATCAATTGTGAACCACTTCTCGTTCGGATCGAGGTCTGGTTCCTGGGATTTTATGTCGCGATTGTTCAACCATTCTTTAAATGCGGACTCTGAAATATAAACCACAGTTCCGTATCGGCTGTTGCCAGGAATCTTTTTGTGTGGTAATTTTCCTTTATTAACAGCATATTTAACTTCATTAAGAGGTACTCCAAAGCATTTCGTAATTTCCGAAATTCTATACCACTTTTCTTTCATCGGTTCTTCATCGGCGTATTCTGGAACCCAACCGGATTCGGTCAGGACGTAGTTTTTACCGTCATTAGGCGGCAGCTGATTCATAGGCATTGTCATCTTATTTCTCCTTTCACAATTAAGATGCTTTCTATCGGACATGAAAATATCCGTGCTAAACCAACAAGGTTATCAACTGTAGGCAGACAGTCTCCGCGTTCCCATTTGTAGATCGCCTGTGGTGTGTTGAAGTCGAAGAAATCCTGAATATCAGCAACCTTAAGACTCCTTTCTTTCCTAAGGTTGCGAATATTCGTTCCTGTTGCTTGAAGATCGATCACTATGTTGTTCATGCAACTCTCCTTTCGTGCATAAAAATAAAAAAGGCTATTCATTCAGCCTGTTCAGATGCCTTAACGACCTTCTGATGTAAGCCTCTTAAATAGCCTTTCTCGTATGCTTCATCGGTTTTCTTTTTGATTAACTCCTCATAATGTTTTACAACCGTCATTGTTATAACGCTCCATAATACAGCGCTAAGACAAATCGCAATGAATTCAAAATATGTAATTGTAATCATATCTATTACCTCCATTATACGATTTGTTTTTCTTGCGAATCATTGTAAAACTTGCTACTGTTGATGAGAATATCAATCTGGAATTCTATCCAGTCTTCTAAGTCATGCAACTGCAACTTTGTCATTGTTAGTTACCTCATCCCAAATATCCAGCTCGATGAGCTTCTTTTTAAGCTCTCTAAACGAATTCGGACCCATGTTCCGAATATGCATTAATTCATCGGTAGATTTACTGACGACATCTCTTACCGTCATGCATCCGGATCTGCGAAGACAATGGTACGTGCGTACTGTTAAATCGAGATCCTCTATAAACATCTTTTTAGTAGTTTCTCTATCGATGTTACGCTGTACTTCTTTTGGCAATTCCGAATAATTATGTTCGTTCTCCAATATCTTGCATCGATCCTGTAATGTTTTGAATTCTCTGTACGAAACTGCTCGCATAGAATTCAAGACGGTAGGATGAGACAACTTACCCAACGCTTTATTCTCGATTTGGCGAATACGTTCTCTTGTAACATTGTACTTATGTGCACATTCTTCAAGCGTTAATCCATCTCTGTAGCGAGAAACCAAAATATCCTCTTCTCGGTATGTTAATACCTCACTGAAAGCTTTGAGGACCAATTCCGGAGACAAATAAAAAGTATTATCTACTTTGTCCTCCAGAATATCGTAGATGACATTAAACGGGTACATACTATGTACTTCCAGATTCTTTAGCCGTTCCTCATACTTTGATTCCGCTTCTTTTTTGGCTTTTGTTACCAAAGACTTCTTATCGGAATATCCTTTGATATAGCCGTCATGATAACCAGCTTTGTAGTCTTCAGATTTGTCAATAAGTACATTCTTTTCCATCATTTAACCTCCTCGTCTTTCAATGGTGAAAATAAAGTCTTCCACATAAGTGCATTTACCCCTGGAATATACGTGCCAATGATAATGCAACAGTATGCTGCGTCTTTGCCAGTGCTTGCCCCTAAAAGTCTACCAAGAAGCTGCATGCCTGGGTCACGAGCGTATGCTTCTTCAAGCTCTTTCAGATGCTGTTTACGCTCTTCCTTCGTGAATACAATTCTCTTTCTGATTTCGCAGAATAACAATGCAGCGATGCTGATGAGTGTACAAACAGTACAGTAGTTGAGAAGTCCTTTCATAAATGCGATCATAGTTTTCTCCTTTCAATTATGAAAACAAAAAAGAGGTGCATTCCAATGCTGTATACGAAATCGAATCGTATCCCCTCTTCACTATAATGCGTGTAAATTTTGCGAATTTCGAAAAACCAAAAAGGCTGAATATTTTCAACCTTTTAAGCTACGATAAAATTGGTATTAAAGAAGTCTTTCAATTCCTTAATACAACGCTGTCTTTCAATGATGCCGGCTCTTACAGAGATCTTGAACATTCCGTAATCCGGGTTGTGGTCAATTTCAATAATTCTTCCTTTCTTTAAATTACCATCCAGGATTCTATGTACTTCTCTTGCGTCCTTTTCATTGAATACTCTTATGCAAATTTTCTTTTCAAACATTTTATATACCTCTTTCTATCATTATATGATGTGTAAATTTTGCGAGCTTTCGATAATACTTATCCTTAGAAATATCGAATTCCTTACAAATCGTCCGGACACTTTCTCCGCAGACTAACGATCTCCAGTAAATATCATTCCATGGTTCCGGCAATTGATGGATCCGATCGATCGTCTCGATCGTCTCGATAAGCTTCAAATATCTATCGCGTTCTTCTTCGAGGATACGCTTCCTGTCAATCCAATCGACAATATGTGATTCGTGGTTGTGCGCTGGAGCTCCTATTACTTCCAGCTGCGGGGACCTTGGTTTACTCATCAGAATATCAATACATTTAATCTCCTCCTCGATGAAATAAACCTGGGCCATGTAAAAATTCCTGTTTCGGCAATGTTTTTTAAATTTATTCATAGGTTGCTATTATTAACGATTATTCAAAAAATTAAAAAGGCGTGTTGTTTCCACGCCAATTTAATTATCGGATTCCTAAATATCGTTCTCCTTTTTTCTCAATTTCCTCCAGCTTTACCTGATCATAGACGCTATCGATGCCATGCAATCTCTTTGCGAGTAAAATAGCGATTTCCTTTTCGCGCGCTTCTTTACCCTTTTCTTTGCCTTTCTCGTATATGCTTCCGAATAATACATAACCTGCTGCGATTAATACTAATTTATCGAACATATTTTTGTTCCTCCTTCATTAAAAACCATGTTTTTATTGCGAAAATAAAAAAAGAAGACTTGGTCTTCTTCGATTAAAGCCGCTGGTCTACTTCCGCAGCTGCGATTATCATTCCTACGTAAACTGTTGCACATATGGCAGCTTTTCCCATAAAAATACAAATTTCTTTCGCAGCTTCGATAACCTCCGATGATGGCCTCGGGTCTTCGAATACATAAATCTTCTTTCCAATTCTAATACCAATCATTCTTTTTGCTTTCATGATAGTTTTCTCCTTCATTATAGTGTTTGTTTATGCTGCGAAAAAAATTAAAAAGGCGTGTTGTTTCCACGCCAATTTAATTTCAGATTATTTACCTAATCCGTTAAAGAACTGTAAAATTCTAGCCGGAAGGACAAAGCCTTTAGCCTCGAAACAGTATAATCCTGCAATCAAAGGTAATTTTGCGGCTTCCTTAATAATAGCTGCTGCCCCATCATTCTTAAGTTTGTTTTTAGCCTCATTAACCTTAGCTTCGGTTTCCTGCTCTTTCATTCGTAATGTTCGTTCGGTTTCATCAGCTTTAAGATCAAACTCACTTCTCTCAAGTTCCATCTTATGTTCTGATTCGATTTTTCGTTGATCCATTTCGAATCTCTCGCGTTCTACTCGAATTTTAGAGTCTTGCTCATTTCTAATCTCTTTATTGATGTCGGCAAGCCTGTCTAAAAGAACTCCATACTCCTCCGATAAAGGATCGATAGCTTCGAGTTTTTTCTGTATCCTTTCCTTCTGTGTTTCATTCCAAGTCATAGAATAAATCTCCTTTCATTAAAGACTTTGTTTATACTGCGAGAATAATAAAAAGTAGCATTTACGCTCCGATTAATTAAGCATCCATTCTACCGATTGAATAGCAAATATAACCGTATCCAATGACGTAAATCATAAATGCGGCATATGTGATATCTTCGACATGGTCAAGTGCCCAATCTTTAATCTTTTTCATACATACTCCTTTCATTAAAGGCTTTGTTTATTATGCGAAAAATATTATGTTCTCTTTTTTGAACTCATCATCGCGGCAACTAATACCGTCGAATATGTAGCAATTAATATGCCTGCTACCATTTTTCCGTTAGTAGAGTCATAATACTGTATGTCGTCCAAAGCGGTATCGCCATATTTATTAGCAATATACTCTTTACCGGCCTTCGTAGCTTTTTCAGAGATCTTTTGATCAAGATAATCAGCTTCGTCCATGAGATTCATATATTTATTCTGGGCGTTTCTTATCTGTTCTTCGGTATATCTAGTTGTGTCTCCTCCACCACCGTCATCTTCATCAAGACCATATTTTTTAGCTATAAAATTCGCTTCTTCGTAGTATTTATCAAATTGTTTTTTATGACTGGCTTTCAATCTTTTGTATTCTTTTCCAGTTGCTGTTCGAAGTTCTTCTTTGTAAGACTCACCACGTTTATATCGAGCTCTTTTTTTACCTTTATTAGTTAAAGTTCCATCAGGATTCTGGTATCTTCTTACACCCCATTTCATGCCTTTTATGCCATGATGGTAAAGTTCATTCTGATTCATCGACATCACCTAAGCTAGCATTTGGATCAACTTTAAATATAACTTTCGTCTTACCGCGAAGAGTCTCCAGATCGGTATTGTACTGAAGTAAATATCTATCCACCTCTGGATCTGTTGTATCAATCTGTAACACTCCGTCATCGTCCGTAACCTCTGGTAAGCCAGCAAGAGATGTTACAAGAGAATATAAGAATGCTACGAAAGCGACTGATGCGACATTGAGCCAGTCAATATCTTTAACTGCTGCGCCGATTGTGATCATTGATAAAACAACCTGAGCTGCTGTTTTAACGGCTCTGATAAGTGCTGCTTTAATCCATTCTTTTGTGAATACTTTTTTCATAAGTACCTCCATAAAAATAAAAATGGGCGTTGTTAACGCGCCATCAGGCCTGGTAGTCCGCATATGTCGTCTGACAATACCCATTTCACTTCACCTTCTGTAAGTTTGAGGCTGTGATAAATATCATAAAATGTTTCTTTTGTAGATGTGAACGTCAACACAACGGCGTACAACCCTGTAGATTCGTCGTCTTCGTCGGACAATAGATCACAATAACCCTGATCTATAAATTTTCCTCCTAAACGTTGAAAACCGTTACAGATTTCTTGTGCGTCTTCTGTATTCGTCCATAAAAATGCGATGTTCCATTTCATAGTTTTATTCCTCCTATTAAAAGGAGAGTAAAAACTGCGAAAAAAAAAGAAGCTTTGTTAAGCCTCTTCTTTTGAATCATTATTCTTTCTGAAAATTCGGATCTTTCTTCAAATTGTCAATGAGTCTGACAATTTCTTCATAAGTATCGAGCATGCCGTG